GTCGCGGTAGGCGGCGTAGAGCGCGTTCTTGGCGTCCTTGGCGGCAGCGTGCTCGCGGATTTTGCGGCTGGTCTCCTCCGCCTTCTCGGCCTGGGCCCCGGTCTTGAAGCCAACCGCGTTGGTCAGCCCGGTCGCCACATCGGGGGCCTGGCTCGCCTTCATCCAGTCAACCAGGAATTTCGCCGGCACGAGCTTCTCGGCCGCCTTGCCCCACTCGAAGTGACCCGCCGCGGTAAGCCCCTCCAGCCAGTCCATCGCCAGCGAGCCCGGTGCGCCGAACGCGAGCTGGAAGAAGTACGACTGCACCGAGTCGCGCTTGGCGTCCTTGGGCTCGCCGAACAGCCAGATGTCGGACAGCGACAGGCGTGAGCTGACGTCGAGCCCGAGCGCCCGGGTGAGGATCCCACGGTCGATCATCTCCTCCCAGCGCTTGCCGATGCTCGCCGCCACCCAGCCGCGCAGTTTGTCCTCGAGATCGTCCCAGCCCTTGCCGAAGCCGAAGATCGCCGCGAACATCGCGCCGGCTTTGAGAATCTCGATCCCCGGCAGCGACAGGGCGCCCGCCATCAGGATCTGGGTGGTCATCACCATGCCGAGCGATTTCATCGCCGCGATGCGGTCGGCCCGCGACGGGTTCTTGCCGAACGCCCGCCGGGTCATGTCGAACAACAGGTATGTGATCATCTGCGCGTATTTGCGGAACTGCATCGCCGGGCGCAGCCACGGGTTCTTCATGAAGCGCGGGGAATTTTGCTCCGAGTAATCACCCTGGGTGTTCTGCACCGCGTCGAAGGCGTACTCGCGCGCTTGCGCGGCGCTCATGCCCCCTTTACGGGCGAGGTTGTAGGCCGCGACCGCCGTGGCGGCGCGGTTGATCGCCTCCACCGCCGAGGGCAGCTGCGAGGCGACGCGGGCGAACTTGCCCAGGTTCTCGCCGACGAAGCCGCGGCCCTCGATCATGTCACGGCTCATCTCGAGCCCGGCCGCGTCCGCCATGCCGCCGCGCTCGAACAACAGATCGAACAGCGCCTTCATTTCCGGATTGCCGTTGAAGCGGCGCCGGATGGCATTACCCACGTCGGTAGTGTCGAGCCCGAGATTACGGAACTGTGCCCCTGCCCGACCGGTGTTCGCCAACCCGCTTTGCCACGCCCGGTGAGCGCCGATCGCCACAAACGCCTTGGACAATTCCAACGCGGCACGCGCGCCGCCGAATTTGCCCGCCAGCACCGGGTACGACACCATCCACGGCTGCATCGCGTTGATGACCGAGTAGGCCGGCGAGAACAGCTTGTCGAGGTACGAGAGCTGCATCAGGGTCTTGACCGCCGGGTTGGGCCCGCGCATGTCGTCGTCCTGCTGCAGCCGCAGCTCCAGCTCCTTGAGGTAGTCGGAGCGCGCCCCGGTCTGCTTGTCGAACACGCCGCGCTGCGCCTCGCGCATTCCCTGGAAGAACTCGCGCGCCACCGGCATGTGCTCGGCCCGCGCCATTGCCGAGGACCAGGTGTGGCCGTAGCGCAGCAGGTTGCGGCTCAAGCTCTTGGACGCGCCGTAGACGTTCTGGCGGTAGAGCGCGTTCTTCTGGATGCGGTTGCCGCTCATCATGCGGATCGCCGCCTCGCGCACCAGGCCTTGGGCAAGGCTCTTGGTGTGGGGGTCGATGTCGCGCCGCGCCGCAATCGAGCTCATCAGGCCCGAGAGCTGGGTCGACTGCAGGTCGCGCCGCACGCCAATGTCGGCGCGCTGCATCGGCTCGTCGTCGATCGACTCGAACGCCTTGCGGTTCTCGCGGATGAAGCGGTGCGCCTGGGTGTTGGTCTCGAACGAATAAAACCCCTCGCGCTGCACCCGCACGCGGTAGGCGACGTCAACGATCTTGGCCAGCACGTCGGCCTTGGTCAGCTTGTTGCCGGCCGCGTCCTCGTAGGTGCGCCGGGTGCCTTTACGGTAATCCACCCCCTCGACGCTGCCGGGCTGCAGCGCCTCGTGTGCCGGGATGCGCTTGTTGGTCTGCAGGTCGTAGTAGATCGTCTCGTCGACCGGCTTTACCCCGCTGGGTAAGTGGTTCTTGAGCGCGTCCTCCGACTTGATGCGGGTGTTGGTGCCCTTGACGTAGTAGGTCTTGGCCTTCGAGTTGACGATGAGATCGGTGTTCTTCTCGAACACGCTCGACGCCTTGTCGGCATCGGCCTCGGTGCCGGCCCGGAACTCCACCGTGTCATCGCTGCCCGGCACCATCGTGCCGCCGTGCAGATTCGTGAGCGCGCTCTTGGTGCGGACCACGATCTCGCCGTGGCGCATGAGCGGGAAGTAGTCGCCCTTGACGAGCAGCGAGCGCGCCTGCCCGATCGCCTTGAAGGTCTCGTCGTTCATCACCTTCTTGTCGGCATCGGTGAGCTTGCCGGCGAGCGCCCGGGTGAGGATGTCCTGCTTCTGCTGCGCGCTCAGCCCCGGCTCGAGGTCAAGCCAGTTGCGGATCGTCTGCGAGGTCAGGTCGTTCTCGGCCTTGCGGTAGAACGCCGTCATCTCCTGATACAGCGCCTTCGCGTCGGGCGAGAGCCGGGCGAACTCGGCCTGCAGGGTTTTGAGGCCCTCGTGCGCCTGGTGGTCGGTGGCCTTGAGGTGCGTGTTGGAGCCGACGAGCGAGACGTTGAGCATCGTCGCACGCTCGGCGATGTCGGCCATCGTCGCGGCCATTTGCGGGTTCTTGCGCGCCCAGGCCTCCCACTTCAGGGCGAGCCGGGTCGGCAGCTGGCCGAGCGCGTCGCGGCGCGGCCCGATCTTCTGCATCTCCTCGATGTAGCGCTGGCCCTGGTCGACGCCGCCCTTCATGAACAAGCCGGCGATGTTCTGCCGGATCTGGTCGAGCGTCATCAGCTTGCGGCCCACCCGCTTGATCGCGGTGCTGGCGCCGGCGCCGCGATCGCGCGCAGCGTTGAGGGCATCGTTACCCCGCAGGTAATGGGTCTGGACCCCGCGCCCGCCCAGCGCGGTCGGAACCCCGACCGGGCCGGCACGGAGGTGGTCGATCTCGTCGTTGAGCTGCATCAGCGCGTCGAGCGCCGAGACATGCGCCTCGGGGATGCCGAGCGAGGTCTTGACCATCTGCACGAAGGCGTGCCAGGCGCTGCGCGCGGTCTGGATCCAGCCCGGCAGCCCGAGCTCCTTGGCCATGCGCGGCGGCAGCGGGATATAGGCCATCGCCTCCTGGAAGGTCGGGTTGGAGAAGCCCTCGGCCACCATCTCGTGGATGTTGGTCAGGCCATAGAGCTTCTCGGCCCATTCCGGGTCCATGTCCATGAGCTCGTTCTTGACGTAGTCGAACAGCTTTTCGAACTTCGCCTTCAGCTCCGGGTTGCTCTCGATCGCAATCGCGGTCGCGGCGTGCGCGCCCTCGTGCAGCAGCACGTAACCGCTGCGCTCCACACTGGCGGAGACGTCGTCGCGGATGAAGATCTTGCCCGAGCTCTGGTCGTAAAAGCCAAGCGGCGGCGGTGTGGCACGGCCGGTCGCGGCGGCGGTGCTGAGGATCTGCCCGAGGTCGGCGTCAATGAAGTCGTCGTAGGACAGCACGTGCACTTCGGTCTTGCCGATGCGGCTCATCAGGCTCGAGCGCAGCGCGGTGTAGATGTCCTTGACGCGGGCAAAGGTCGGGTTGGTGAAATCGAACTGTCTCAGGATGCCGTTGAAGTTGCCGCTCGAGATCGGCTTGAACGTGTACGCCATGTGGCGCAGCACGCGCCGGGCGATCTGGGCCGAGTTACCGAGCTGGGTAACCAGCTCCGGCGTGCCCTCGACGATGCTGATCGCCTGTTCGATGTAATCGCCGATCTGGGCGTCATCGTAGCCGTTGGCGGCCTTAAACTCCTCCAGCGCGGCACGCTCCGCCGGCGACAGGCTGTCGTAGGCTTGGCTCAACGTCCAGCCCTGACCCCCGCTCATCTGCGCCAGGATGCGGTCGAACTCCGCTTCCTCCTCGGGCGTGAGGTCGGTCACGCGCAGCTTGACGCCGTTTTTGGGGATGTCGAACTTGCGCTTCTTCTCCACCTGCACCTTGCCGGTCATGTCGCGGCCGGCGGTCACGATGGCATCGCCCGCCGTGGGGTCGTTGCGCTTGGCTTTGAGCGCCGCGAGCCGCGCCTGGGCGGCGGTGCGCTCACCCTCGGTGGCGCCGCGCTCGGCGAGCGCGCTCACCTTGTCGATCTTCTTCTCGATCTGTTCGCGCTTCTCCTCGGCCGTCGGCAGCCGGACGCCGCGCTCTTCGGCCATTTGGGCGTACTTGTCGTCGGCTGTTTTGGCCTCGCCGGTGGCGGCTTCCCCGGCCTTGCGGCGGCGGGCCGCCTCATAGGCCTCCTGTTCCAAGCGCTCCGCCTCGTCACGGGCCTGGTCGGCATTGGCGCGGTCCTGCTGCGAGAGCTCGTCCTGGCCCTCGCCCGAGAACGCGTTCGACGAACTATCACCGCCCGACCCTTGTGCGTTCTGCTCGATCTGCGTGGTCTTCCAGAAATCCTCGAGCGCGTCACCGCGCGCCGCGAGATCGAACGCCGCGAACTCGGCTGCGCTCTCCGGCCCGAAGCGCCCGCTCTGCAGCTTGTTGAACACGCGCTTGTACTCGACGAGCGCCTTCTCGTGCAGGCTCATCTGCTTGTTGGCACGGTCCGGCACCTCGATACCGGCGGCCTTGGCGGCAGCCAGGATCTTACCGACGCGGGTAAGAATCGCGTCCTTGCCGGCTTTGAGGCCATGCAGGGCGCGGTCCTCGGCCTTCTCCCACGGGTGGTTTTTAAGAATGTCCTTGATCGCCGCGATCTTGCCCTGACGCGCCGCCTCGGTGGCGTCGACCTCGGCCTGCTTCTTCGCCGTGCGCTTGGTCTCCGGCGCAGCGTCGACGTCGGCATTCTCCTCGGCGGCGATCTTCTGGTCGGTGAAATGCTTGAGCCCGGCTTCGCGCGCCGCGTCGATCTTGGCGCGGGCCTCCTGGTACTTCTTGGGGTTGCGCTTGTGGCCGCGTCCAAGTTCGGACAGCGCGGTAAAGCCGGCGTGCAGGTCGCTCCAGAACGGCAGAGCGTTGGGCTCAGCCGCGCGCTTGGCCGCGAGATCCCGCAGCGCCGCCTCGTTGTCGTGCACGAACGCCGCCGCGTCACCCTCGGTGCGCACCTGCGGGCTCTGCACCCAGGCTTGCTTGGCCGCTTCCTCGGACGCCTTGTCCTGGCTCGGGATCACCCGGCCGGTGCGCGGCTTGGGCTGTGCCTCGACCGGGGGCGTTACCTGCTCGGTAACCGGCGTGGTCTCCGGCGCAGCGGAGCGCTCAAGCGACTTGGCGCGGATCACCTCGGCCTTCGTGCGACCTGTCACGGCGGCAGCGGGCTCCTGGCTCGCCACCTCACGGAACTGCGCCTCCGGACCGGCCGCGCCGGACGCTCCGGAGGCTCCGGGCGTGGAGGGCTCGGCCAGCGCCGCGTCCCAGTCGAACGTGCCCTGGCCTTCGAGCGGGCCTAGCCCCTCCGGCTCTCCCACAGATGCGACTTGATCGGCCGGCGCGCCGGGGGCTCGTTGCTCGGGCAGAGCACCGAACAGACCCTCATCAAAACTTGGTTGAGGGCCTTGATCAGCCACAGCAGGCTGTTGAACAGGGCCCACAGGATCACGGCCACTGAGACCCCCGCGATCGCCGCCGCCAGGCCCAGGAACAGGGCCGGCAGAAACGCCAGGAGCAGGAGGGGTGGGAGATGAAGGCTTGGCATTGGCGGTCGGGCTCGCAAGCGCGGCCAGTTGATCGGGATCCATCAGCTCGGCCGCCGAGGTAATGGCTTCGTTTACGTCTGCCAGGGCCGTGTCGACGGCTTCCTGGCTGCCCGGGGCTGGGGTAGCCGGGGCTTCCGGCGCGGCTCCCGGGGCCGGGGTTACCTCGTCGGGTAAGCCCTCGGTATCCTCGGGGATGGCGCTCTCATCCTCCTCATCGCCATCGGCGACGGTTTCGGGGGTGGTGGGCTGGACAGACGGCGGCGGAGACGGCACGGTGCCGGGCGCGGGCGCTGATTCGGTCGCTGCCCCCTCCGTCTCGGGGCCCGTCTTTGCTTCAACTGCCGCCGTGGCTCCAGCCGCCATGGCGGCCTTTTCATCAGCCCCGACGCCGTCCTCGGTCACCTCGACGGTGGGCTTGGCGGGCTTGGCGGGCTTGGCCTCGGGCTCCTCGCCGCCGGTGACCGCGCCGACCGTGCCACCCATCACGCCACCGACCACTATGCCGTTGACGCTCTGGTGCAGCGCCTTCATCCAGTCGACGCCGTCGATCAGGTGCTGGTTGGCGAGCGCCGAGTCCTCGATGGTCGACTGGAACAGGTTCTCCGCGCCCTCCTGGACGCCTTCCTTGAGGATGCCCTGGCGGATGCCGCCCTTGGTCATGTGCGCCGCGATACCCTCGGCACCCTGGCTCGAGGTCAGCGCCGAGAACGCGCCCATCAGCACCGGCGCGTAGCCCTGGGTCTGCTTGATCAGCTCCTCGCGCGCCTCGGCCTTGTCCATGCCCATCTCGACGAGGCCACGGTAGAGGTCGGACTTTTCGAGCTGCTCCTCGGGCATCTTGAGAATGCCCTCACGGATGTTGTTGGCGACATCGCCGCCGGTCTCGAGCCCGGCCACCACCATGCCGAGCGGGCCGGCAAACGCCGCCGGCACCACGGAGGCCACCATCGACGGCATCGAGCGCAGGCTCTGGGCGGTGATCGCCGAGCCCATCGACACGCCCGAATCCCAGACGTCGTTATCCGGGCCCGGGGTCGGCAGCCAGTTGGCGCCCCCGGCTTTGCGCGCGGCGGGTGACATCTCCTGTTCGGTGTCGGTGATGTGCTGGTTGAGGTCCTCGCGCAGCCGCGCCGGGAAGCCGGTCTCGTCGCCGCCGGTGACGTACTGCGCCACGCCCGCGCCCATCTTCATCGTGTCGAAGACGCCGGCCTTGAGGTAGTTGCCCCAGTCGCTCCAGCTCACCCCCGTGCCCGCATTCTGGGCATCCGCAAACGGATCCCATCCGGGCGTGGCGGGCTCCGGAGCCGGCGCTACGGCATCGGCGCTGTCCTCGGCGAACGGATCGTAATCGGCCATTTAGAAGCGCCCCTGCTGGATGGCGAGATCGTCCCCGTTGTCGCTGCTGAAGCCGAGCGGGGTTTTGGGAGTGGGGCCGCCGGTGACCAGGCGGCTGAGCCCGGTCGGCTTACCCGCGTCGGTAACCGGGCCGGGCTTGGGCGCCTTGGCGCGCTTGGCCGCGATGTAGGCGGCAGTCTGCATCGACACCTTGTACTGCTGCCCGTTGACGGTGATCAGCGCGTTGCCGTCGGGCGTCTTCTGCACCTTGGCGTCGGGCGTCACAATGGCGTCGCGGATCACCGTGGCGGCGTGGTCGGGGCCGACAATGCCGGGGTTGTTCTTGATCATGTCGATCGCCCCGGCGCGCATCGGGAAACGATCGGCTTCCGGCAGCGTGTCCTTGCCGAGCCCCTGCGCGATGGCGGCATCGACGGCGGCATCACGATCCGGGTTGATCGTGGGGGCGCGCCCAGTGGTGCCCGCCGGCTTGGCCTGGTAGCGCGGCCGCGACAGCGTGTTGAACTGCTGCGTGTAGCGCGCGCCCTCCGGGCTCGCCTTGATGAAATCGCCCGCCGCCGCGAGCGCCTGCTTGCGCTCCTCGTTGAGCCGGCCGAGCGTCTCGGTGTCGTTGGCCTTTTGGGCGTCGGCAATGTCGCGGTCGATGGCGTTGATCGCCGTCACATGGTCGGCCCAGCTCATCGCGGCGTTGTTCTTGGCCTCACCCTCGGCGGCCTTCTTGTCGTAATACGCGTTGCGGCGCTTGCGGTCTTCCTCCTGCACCGTGAAGCGCTGGTCGGCACGCTGCTCGGCGCGGTCGGCGCGGGCTTGCCCCGCCTCGTAGCGCGCGTCCGAGATCGCCTCACGCTGGGCGCGGTGACCGGCCGCGGCCTGGCGCTGCGCCACGCCCGACATCTGCTCGTACCACAGCGAGCCGTTTTGCATCCCCGTGGCCACGTACATCAGCTGGTTGACGGTGGCCTGGCCCTGGTGCGTGAGCGCGCCGGTCTCGTCGTCGGCGAGCGCAAACCCCACCGTGCCGTCCTTACCGACCGAGGTAATCTTCATCGTCTGGCCGTCGGGGATCATCGAGTACGAGCTGGCGATCGCTTTCGCCGCGCCGGCGTGATCACCGGCCTCGAGCGCCGCTTGCGCGATGTAGCCACCGCGCGACACCACGTTGCGGATGTGCAGCAGGATGCCGCGCTGGATTGCCGCCGCCTTCTGCGGCTGGCCCTTGTTCATGTAGTACTCGTAGGACGCGTTCATGCCGGCAATCAGCCGGGCGTCCTCGCGCAGCTGGCGCTTCGGGTCGACCGTGTCCTTGAGCTGCTCGACCTCCTGCGGGCTCATCGCCCCGGTGGAGAACACCTGCTGCATCTGGCGTGGGTCGGGCTGAGAGGCGCCGGGGATCGCGCCCTGGCCGCCGCTGATCATGTGGTTGAGATCGACGAGCCCCGCCTTGACCGACTGCGCGGTGCGGTCCTTGGACAGGAACTGGGAGAGCTCGCCGCCCCGCCCCTGCTTGCCGAGCTCCTGCGCGTTCATCGCGTTGCGCTGGTCGAGCGACGGGTTGTCGCCATAGTCCGGCAGCTTCAGCAGGCCGGGCGTGCCGCCCTGGGCTTGCGCGGGCGGGGGCGCGTTGAGATCCTCCTCGCCCTTGCCCTTGGCATCGGCGTAGGCGACCTTCGGGCCACCCTTCTTGGGTGCCGCCTTGGCCACCTTGGCGTCCTTGGGGGCCGGCTTACCTTTTGGGGTAACCTTGCCCTTCGGCTGCTTCGAGAGCGCATCGGCATCGGCCGTGCCCTCGTTCTTCGGCACCGGGCGGTAATCGGGCTCGGCCAGGCTGGCGCTCTGGCGGCGTCCGTCCTCGCGGTCCGACGCCCCGGCGCGCAGCGCGTCGGTCTTGTCCTCGCGGCCGTAGCGCGCGGTCAAACTATCACGCCCGCCATCGCCCGAGTTGGTCGAGCGGTCCTCGCGGTTGGGGTCGACGCTTGCCGTGTCGATCGGGCCGGTGGTGATCTTCGCCGCGGTTACATCGCCGTCCGGCTGGCTGTTCTCGCGTGCAGAAGCGCGGCGCATTTCGGCACCCCGGGCCGCGTCACGAAAACCCTGGTTGGGCAGGGGACCGGACCGATCGTAGGGGTCGGACGGGATGGCTTCCGCGCGAGCCGCAGCAACAGCCACACCTCGGCCGCCACGCCCAGCATCGCGCAGAGAAGCATTAGGTACAGGGCCAGAACGATCATAGGGATCCTCGGGGGCCGGGGTGCGGTCCGCCAGGGCGGCACGCCGCAGGTTCGGGTTGCGTTCAACAGGATCGGAGCTTGCCTCGGCGGGGCGGCGGTCGGCTTCCGCAGCCCGGCGCAGCGAGGCGTTCTTTTCGACGTAGCCGGTTGTATCTTCCGGCGTGTACGGAATTGCGGCCTCTTGCCGGGCGGCGCTCTTGTCGCCCTGATCGGTGCGGCCGTAGCGCATGTTGCGCGACGGATCGGCTTCATCCAGCGCCTGCAGGAAAGCATCAACGTCCGGCATAGTGCATCTCGTCGGTCAGAGGAATGGCAGCGGTGGCGCGGGTTACCGGCGGGGTAACATCGGGCGCCTGTGGGATCGGGTCGGCCTGGGCAACCTGCACCGGCTTCTTGCGCGGGGTCTGGGTGTCGGTGTCGTCGCCCCCATCACCGCCGGTCGGGATCGCCTCGTCTTTGGTTGCGGTTTGGGTCGCGGCGCGCTTCGGCAAGAGCTCGTCGGAGCCGGCGTACTTGCGCGGGGCGCTGGTGCCCGAGAGCGCACCGTCGACGTCGCCCCAGAGCGAAGCGTCGGCGTTGTTGCCGTTGACGCCGTCGTACATGCCGCGCCCGGTCTTGTTCATCGGCAGCACCGCCCACACGCCGGCGAGCTTCTGCGCCGCCTGCTCCTTGGTGATCTTGCCGGCCTTGAAGTCGTCCCAGCCGCCATCGGTGCGGGCGAGATACGCCGCCACCTTGGCCTGGGTGCCACGGTCGAACTTGGTGGTCGCCGGATCGAGACCGAGGCCCTCGACGGCGCGCTGCAGCGTCGGCTTGATGGTCTGGAACATGCCGACCGCCGTGGACGCGTAGCCGGTCTTCTTCATCTGGTCCTGCAGGCCGTAGACCTGATCGAGCGTCATGTTCTCGAGATCGGCGGTGCCGCCGGGGCTCTTGTCGTTCTTGTAGGTCAGCGCGCCCCAGTTCTTGCCGTCATGCGCGGCAGCCCGCAGGATCGGCGCGAGCTCCTTGTCATGGTCATCGAGGTAGTTGGCCACGTCGCTGTCATCGCCGGAATAGGGATCACCGCCGTAGCCGGACGAGGAATACCCCGTCTCCTTGTCGTTGGCCGAGTAGGGCTGGTCCTGGCGGCCGCTCTCCGAGGACGCGCGCCGCACCACCGGGTCGGGCCCGTCGCCGATCGCGCGCTGGTCGGCCTCGTCCTGGGCCTTCTTGACCGCGGCATCGTGCTCGCGCTCGTCCATGATGCCCTTGATCTTCTTGCCCATGGACAGGCCGGTGTTGAAGCCCGATGCGAAATCGCGCAATTCAGCGGCAAACGACATCAGACCCCCCTCAGCACGGAATGGCTTGTTCGGCCCCGCCGCTCATCGCGCTCTGGGCCTGCTTTTTCAGCTTCTCGAAAAACTCCTGGCCCTTCCACGCCACGACCTCCGGGGGGATCGCGTACTGGCTGCCATTACCCGGCTGGGTAACGTGATCCTCGGTCGGGATCGCGCTGTCCTGCAGCGCGGCGTCGTAGTTGACGCGCTTGAGGCCGTCGGCGCCGGTCGCCACCGCCTCCGGATGCGACTGCTCGACGTCCTGGGCGATCAGGCCCATGCGGGTCTCCGGGTCGCCCTTGTAGTTGTATTTGTAGATCGGCTGGCCGTCGTCAGTCTGGCCGACCTGGGCGATGTTCTCTTTGGCGTTCTCGTCGGACAGGCTCATCATGCCGCCGAGGATGCCCCCGATCGCGCCGCCGATGCCGGACGACGAGTTGAGGCGGGCCTTGTAGCCCTCCATCTGGGTCGAGTAGATGCCGTTGACGAGCGAGCCCCAGTTGCCGAGCGCCTGGTTGCCGGCCCCGAGATACTGCGTCGGCGTACCCATCGCCTGCGAGCCGGTGCCGGTGGTCGCCAGGCCCGCATTGACGGCGGAGTTGCCGGAGCCGCTCGAGCCCGCCATCGCCTGCGCGACCTGACCGGGATAGCCCTTGCCGACGTCGACCATCGAGCCCATCAGCGCGGTGCCCATGCGGTCGGTGTTCTCGCGCGCCTGGTTGCCGGCCCCGGCCCGCGCCGCGGCCTCTTGCATCCGGCTCGACACGTCGAGCGCGCCCGAGCGCACCTGCGTCGGGTCGATGCCGAAGGCTTCGAGCTGGTCCTGCGCCGCCGTGCGCGCCTGCTGGAACTGCTGGCTGACGTCGGCCTGGGCCTTGCCGGCTTCCTGCTCCTGGTACGCCTTCGACGAGTACTGCTGCGCCTTCGTGATCATCTGGTTTTCGAGGGGCTGGTAGACGCCCTCGTACCGGTCACGATCCCGCTCGGCCCACGACTGCTGCTCGTTCATCTGGTCGAGCGCCACCTGGACCACCTTATCGGTGACCTGGCGATCGAGCTTATACTGCTCCTTGGCCCACGCGAGCTGATCCTGGGAGGTCTGGTAGGAATACTCCGCCATCTTCTCGTTGGCGGCGGCCAGCGCGGAATAATCCGGTGGCGCTGGCGCTTTAGGCTTGCCCATCGTGTGCCCCCTTATTGGATACGTAGCCGCGTGGCTTTAATTTGAGCCATCTGCAGTCTTCCTTATACAAGGAAAAGATAAGGCAGTCACCATCCGGGTAAACATCAGCAACAGTTGTCTCGATGGTGAACCCTGCACTGGTGTTAAACTTGATCGCATCAGTGTTCGACGACGGCACCAGACCGATGATCTTGCGAACGCCGAGCTGGTTGAAAGCATAGTCAAACGTCATCCAAATCAGGTCACGATTCACCCAATGCCGGACAAAGCCGGCGGTGTGGATGCCGATGGCGGCGCGGGTGTAGTTGTCGAAGATCACGCCACCCAAAAGCTCACCGTCCTTCACCCGGGCGATGACCTGGTCCATCTTCTCGTTGAACAGCCCGCCACCGGCACCCGAGAGCCGGGCGATCCGGTCGCCGTGCTCCGGGTTGTTGATCACAATGTGGTCGTGGATCATGGTTTCGGCTTCGGCTCTTGGATCACCACCGTCTGACCGGTGCGCGGGTTAAGAATCTCCATCGCTGAATGCCCCCAGCTCAATCAGTTCGAGTGTGTCGAGATCGACGCGGTAGCGCATCCCGACGTTGATCGGCACGCCGACGAGGTAGGTCACGTCGGGCGTGTCTTCGGCGAGGATGACGTGATCGAGCGTGCGGCGGGTGAAATTACCTGTCAGGGTAACCTCGCCGGTGGTGACGTTGTAGCGCACGAAGGTGACATCCGCGTTGGGGTCGATCATTTCGAGAACTCCACAACCGTGACGCGGCCGGACCAGCCCGAGACGGTGGTGGTCATGCGGAAGAAGTGCAGGCCGGCGCTGAGATTCTTGACGGTGTAATGGTTGGTGGTGGTAAAGAAGCCCTGCGTGGTGACCGGGTTGCCGAGCCCGTCGGTGGTGGTGGACGAAAACGTGCTCGGCGAGAACGCGTCGATCACGGTCGAGTCGACGACGACATTGTGGCTCATGCCGGTGAGCGCGCCGGTGCCGCCGGTGTAGGTGTTCGAGCGCGGGAAGATCGTGCAGATGATCAGCACCATCGAGTTGCCGCCGCGCAGGGTGAGCGGCACCGAGAGCGTGTTGTTGAGCGTCGAGCCCTGGGCCGAGCTGCCTTCCGTCACCGAGCGGTCCTCGAGCTTCGGCGTCGGGATGGTGCGGTCGATGAACTTGTCACCGGTGACCGTGCCGTTGACCAGGAGGTTGCCGTCCATCGTCACGTCGCCGGTGAAGCGGAACTTGCCGCCGCCATAGGTGAACACGGTCTTGGCGGTGCCGGCGTCGACGAACTGGAACTTTGAGGTCTGGAACAGCATGTTGGCGCCGCCCGACGAATCGACACCGATGGTCATGCCGGCGTACTTGGCCCCCGCCGTGAGATAAACCGAGTAGGTCGAGGTCATGCCAAAGATGTTGCCCGACGACTGCAGCATCACCGAGCCCGAGGCCGAGATGTTGTTGTACTGGGCGCTGACATTGGTGATGTCGCGCGCAAGCACGCTGTCGGCGGCGGCATAGGCCAGCTGCACCTGGGTCACGCGGGCATCGACGGCGTTGTACGACGCCTGCAGGTCGAGGGTCTTTTGCGCCAGCGCCTTGTCGGCATCGGCGAGCGTCTCGTAGATCTCGGTGATCTTGGCGTTGGTGTTGGTGTTGCCGGAGTTAAAATCGCTCTCGAGCTCTAAGACCTTGCGCGAGGTCAGCGCGATCTCGCTCGCCACGCCGGATTGCCCGGTCATCTGCTCGATCGCTTCTTTGAGCGCGATCACGGTCTCGTACATCGAGCCGAGGTCTTTGTAGGGCTGCGGGATGGAGGGGTACTTAAACGGCACGGAGCTCATCCACCGAGGTTGCGACGAACACGGAGCGCAGCGCCGCCTTGCCGGCGACCTCGAAGCGCCAGGTGTCGGACAAAAAGCCGCCGGGCAGGCGGATGATGCGGCGGTGGTCGGCCGGGGTGAACTCGGCCAGGAACACCAGCGTCTCGGCGCCGTCATTACCCAGGCAGGTAACCGTCACCGTCACGCTGTGAGCAGGATCCGCATCGCGCGCGAACATGAGCTGCAGCGCAGAAAAGTTCTGCGGGTGCTCGACCTGGAACAGTTTCGAGCGCCAGGAATAGTCGAGCGGCGCGGCGTTGTTGGGCGCGAGCTCCTGGATCGTGGTGCCGGCGAGATACCACGGCCGGCCGGAAAGAATGTCGAAGCCCGCACCTGTCACGGCGGCCGGGGCGCGGATCTTGCGCACGCCCGCGGGCATCCCCGGGGTGATGGCGTAACCGTCAGTGCCGGTGAGCCAGAACGCGTAGTCGGTGCCCCACGGGAACGCCCGGATCGCGCGCGGCGTATAGTCGGTCTGCCACTTCTCGCGGCCGATGTTGTCAGCCAGCATGGTGAACCCCTGGGGCCCGAACATCACCAGCCCATTGTCGGACGCCCACACGACGCCGTTGATGGTCGAGACGATCGACTTGCGGGCGAGGCACGGCAGCGAGACGTTGTGGGATTGCAAACTCAAGGAGTCGGCGCGGGTGCCGCTCACCGCCGCCGGGCGGCCGGTGGTGCAGACCACACAGGTGTTGCCGAACACGCCTAAGCCGACGATGGCGTGTTCGACGGTGAGCGTGTACTCGGCCGGCCATGACCAGGGTTTAAAATTTTCGGAGAAGTAGAGGTTGTTGTTCTTGAACCCGACCATGATGCCGTTGGGCATCATCGCAATGCCGTCCATCGGCGGCGGCAGCGCGTTGAAGACCGAGCCGATCGAGCCCTGGCCGGACACCACGGAGTCGGACAGGCGGTCGACATAGACGCTCTCGGCCGGCTGCAGGTCGGTGACCTTGAAGAACGTGGTCGAGCCCGACGCCCCGGTGACGGTGCGGTAGAGCCGCTTCTTGACGACGGCGGCGTGGTTGCCCTGGATCGGCGCCTGCGGGATCATCGAGATCAGCCAGTCGGCATCGCTGGGCCCGGTTCCCTCGGCCGGGCGGCCGGGCTGGCTCTCCTCGCCATAGGCGTTGATGAAGGTGACCACATAGGCCCGGGTCACGGTGCGGGCGACGTTCTGGTTGGTGGTCGGGTCGAGCTGGCCGGTGCCCGGGAGCCACTCGATGCGCATCACCGAGGTCGAGTCGGGCACGACGCCGACCTCGAACGAGGTCAGGTTGTTGATGATGTTGGCCTTGGGGGCGTATTTCAGGCCGGTCGACGGCGAGCACCAGTAGTAGCGCTCATAGCCGTCATTGACGGTCGGACCGCGCAGCACGTCGGTGTTGGGGTCGGTGAACTGCATCCAGAAGCCGGACGAGATGTCGGTGACGTCGCTGGCGGTGGGCAGGCGAAACACGTGCCGGGTCGAGGAATTGACGTTGGCGAGCACGCGCCCGGTGCCGATGCCGCGCAGGGTGCCACCGGCGTCCGAGCGCATATTGACAGCCTCCGCCGCCGCGTTGTCCGGCAGCAGGTGATCCTCGAGGATCGGCACCATGCCCTCGAAAGCGGCGAGGCGGAGGACCGTCATGATCTTAAGCCTTGGCGAAGAAGGCGAGCAGCTCGGCCTTGAGCTCGTTCTTGCTCTTGCCGTGGATGCCAAGCGGAGTGGCGATGGCGCGCAGGCCCTCGATGCCGTCGGCCTGGATCACCGCGTCGAGCTCCTCGGCGGTGTAGGCCTTGGCGTCGGAAACCACCGTCGGACCGACCGCCTGACCGGCTTCGAAGTTACCGACGCCGGTAACGGTAAGCACGACCGGCTCGGCGGGATCGACGGGGGCGGGTTCGGCGGCATCGACGGGGGCGGGTTCTTCGGTGGCGATCATCGCCTGGATCTCAGCCAGGCGCTTGCGGCCGGACTCGAGTTCCGCCTCACGGCGGGCGTCGCTGGAAACGGACATGGGGAATTGGCTCCTGTGGGGTGAATCCCTGGTGAAAACAGCCGAAACAGGGGTCAAACCCAGGCGAAGCCTAGTAGTAATGCCCCTGCCTCAAGATTACCTCTTTGGGTAATTGATCTGTTCTACCACAAAATACTTGACAGAGCCAAGAGCACTTACTTGGACAAGCTATCCAGCTTGCGCTCGACACGGATCATCAGCTCCTTGAGCGTGCCGACATCCTGCTTGAGCGTGTCAAAGCCTTCGATCTTCTTCTGCAGCTGATCGACCTTGTCGCGGTACTGTGCCGCCGACACCTCACGGGTGAGGATGCGGGCCTCGAGATCTTCCATCTTGTTGAAGGAATAGCCGACCCAGGCGGAGCTCATCGAGAACAGGATCACCAACAGCCCCCACGCGGGAATCGTGCCGTCCAACTTCCAGACCCTCGGCGGTGTGTTATCCACCTGATTGCGCGTGTTCATTCGTGCCCCCACGAGTTGTAAGATCGTTGTACCACGCGAGGAATCGAACACCGCATTGCTGATTGATCCGAACCCGCACACGGTCCTGTTTCCATAGGGTTTCGACTTCAGCCACACTAAGAACACGATCAGGAACATCCACCACTCCCTTAAAACAGGTCTGGATGTCTGTCGGCACGGGCGGAAACTCGAATGTCACAGCCACGGGCGGGCGATCAGCGGATGTCGCGCACGCGCCGAGCAGCATCAGCATCGAGGCAACGGTCAGCGTTTTGAGGTGTTTCATGGGCAAGCTCATCGAGGCGTTCGAGCGCGAGCTGGTCCTGGGCGAAGCGGATCGCGTTCTGGGCGTTGGCGGTGTTGATCTGGCGGAGGTTCTCCTCCTTCTGCTCGATCACGGCCAGGAGCTGCATGTTGCGGTCCTGGTACTGCTGCAGCTGGGCTTCGAGCTGCGCCTTCTCACGCCCAGCGTGGTAGAGGCCATAGGCGAACGCCGCCACGAGCAAGGCACAGATCACGTTGAGGATCACACGCGAGGACATCTTTTCACGTCCTCACGCAGTAGTCGGTTTCCTGCCGCCGCCGATCGGTCAGTCCGCGCCAGACCACGCCGCCGGCCTTGTTCCACTTGAGGAACATCTGGCAGGCTTCGAGGTCCTTACCCGCCCGGGTAAGACGGGCCACCGAGGACGAGCAGTAGTTTCCCAACCCGATGTTGTAGGCGAGCGACAGGTGCGCCAGGTAGCGCGTGTCGGGCGTGCGCTTCTCGTCCTTGAGCGACGGCACGCACTTCTCGATGCCGTCACCGAACTCGTCGAGCCGGGCGATGAATTTTTGATCGCACTCGGCCTTGGTGAAGACCATGCCGGCGCGAATGCCCTTGGTCTCGCCGTAGCACGCCGTCCACACGCCGATGACGTCGCGGTAGGCGAACAGCTTCAGGCCTTCCTTCTGGCCGATGAACGCGCACGCCAGCGCCGCGAGCCCGGCGGTGCCGTTGCGGGCATGGGTCTTGAGGCGGCTCATTTGGCTGCCCCGTAATCCACCTCGTCGTTGCCGGTGTCGGGCTTGTCGGAAAGACCCTGCTGCACGATGCGGCCGACGCCGATCGCGCCGAGCAGGGCGACGAAGGCCCAGACCGGCAGATCGCCCATATCGGCGAATTTGAGGATCACCTCCGCGCCGATGCCGAGATAGACCAACCAATGCGTGATCGACTTGCCGAGCAGCTGTTTCCAGTTCGGCACCAGCGAAATGTTGAACATGTTTGCCCCCCGTTACCTCGTGGGTAACTGTTAGTTCGGTAGCCAGACCTTGACGTAATCCACCACCATGTCGTGCGTGCCCGAGGCCTGCGAGACTTCATCCGGATTCATAGCGAGCGAGACGATCGGATAGAACTTCGCGCGCGTGAACTCCGGCCGGTCGCCGATGTAGATGCGGGCCAGCTCGATGCCGTCCATGTAGTAGAAGATGTAGTCGCTGGTGATCAGGCAGCTGTAGACGTGGAACGCGCCGTCGAACATGTTCAGCCCGAGCGACGCGACCTCGTTCGAGCCGGTGCCGCGGTGGATCGGATCCTGGTCGCTGATCGTCACGTGCAGCGAGGCATGGTGGCCGTCGTCCGTGCCATAGGCCTCGATGATGTCGACCTCGATGCGCTCCGAGACGCCCGAGCCGTTGTCGTCGACCTGGGAAATCAGCCAGAACGCGTACCACGGGCCCTTGGTGTCGGGCGGGCCGAACTTGGCCCGCATCTCCCAATAGCCCTTGGTCTTGGTGTAGCCGACATAGCGCCAGTCGGCGAGCTGGCACGAGCCCGCCTGCCAGGTGCCGCCGGAGTTCTGCATCGTGATGGTGAGCGAGCCGGCGTTCTTGCTGTAGGAGAACGGGTTCGGCTTGCCCGACGGGCGGAACGCCGGGTCGGGGTCCATGAAGGTCGCCGCGCCGTACTGGATGACGGGCGAGAACCACGAGCCCACGGGCTTCATGTCGACGCCGGCCGGGTCGCCGTCGATGGTGTAGTTCGAGGACACCAGCTTGGTCGAGTCGGTGAACTGATCGGTGAAGTTGACGGTGTGCGCCGTGAGATCGAGCGAGCTGGCGCCCTTGTGCGACATGTCGACGTCGAGTGAGGCCGGCGGCGCGACGGCGCGGGGCTCCCAGATCAGGTCGAAGCCCTGGTAGATGCGCTGCACCAGCGTCGAGCCGACATAGAAATCGCCCGGCGTGGCGGTGCCGACACGGGCTCCCGTGAGCGCCACGTGGCCAGCGCCGGCGGCGACGAGCTGAAGCGACCACGTGCGCCAGCCCGAGGAGGTGCCCCCCGGCGCGAACGAAAAGCCGCCCATGCCAGTCTCGCCCTGGCCGGTGTCAAGGATCACGGTCTCGTCGCCCGAGTCCTGAGAGTCGGCGCGCAGGATCCAATCAGAGCCCGGGTTCTCGATGGCGGTGTTGCCGGAACGGTGCGAGGCCGCGATGACCACCCAGCTTGTGCCGTCGTCACCCAGCAGGACCGCCGGCCAAGTCATCGGTGAGCCCGTGCCGGTGGTCATGGCATGGTCGCCCCAGCCGGAGCAGCCACGATAAATCGCAACCGCCACCGAGGTCGCGTTGGCAAACGTCACCGCGCCAGCGGTGCCGTCGGACATCTTGCACGCCATGATGCCGGCGGTGGAACCGCCGGTGCCGGGATCGGGCGACTCCACGTCGGTCCAGGTGCCGTCAGCCGGCAGCGAGGGCGCGGTCGAGGAGCCGTCGCGGAACGCGACCGCCACGATGAGATCGCCGGCCGCGTGCGCCGGGATGGTGACGGTGTTGGTCAGGCCGGACGCCCCGGCGACAAAGGAGATCGCCATGGCTTACCCGTTGATCACATACAGCGTGGTGGTGCTCTTGGTGCCGAGCGCGTCATAGGCCGACTGGGTCAGCGCCACGATCGCCGTGATGCCCGTGCCGGTGACGCCGACGCTGTCGGCGGCGTTCACCCACTGTGAGCCGTTGTACTTGAGCACCTGGCCGTTCGACGGGGTGGACACGGTCACATCGGTCAGCGCGTCGAGGTTGGTCGGGATCGACAGCGAGGTGTTGATCCACTGCGTGCCGTTGTAGGCCAGCACCTGGCCGCTGGTGGCGCCAACGGTCTGCACGCCGGTAAGCGAGCCGAGGGCGTGGTTGTGGGTGGTGGGCGACTTCTCGCTGTCGAGTTCGGCGAGCGCCCCCTGCACGTTGGTGGCGGCGATGTTACCCACCGGGGTAAACGCCAGCTCAGAGGCCGTGGTCGCGCCGCCGCCGGAGCCGGAACCGGTCGCGTCGACATCATTGACCCACTGCGAGCCATTGAACTTCAGCACCTGCCCGGCCGCGGGCGAGGTCAGCGTCACGTCGGTGAGCGCGTCGAGGTTGGACGCGCCGCCGCCCAGGGTCACGGTGGTGTTGACCCAGTTCGTGCCATTGTACTGCAGCATCTGGCCGGTCGTGGGCGCGGCCACCACAACGTCGGTGAGCGAGTCGAGGTTGGTGGCGCTGTTGTCGGTGCCGTTGACCCACTTGGTGCCATCCCACTTGATCACCTGGCCGACGGCCGGGGTGGTGATCGTGACGTCGGTGAGCGTGCTCATGCTCGATGAGCCGCCCGTGCCACCCGTGGCGTCCGCGCCGTTGACCCAGCGCGTGCCGTTCCATTTCAGCACCTGGCCGGCAACCGGCGTGGTGATGGTCACGTTCGACAACTGGTTGAGCGCCGGCGTGCCGGGATACGGGCTGACCAGGGTGATCGAGTACTCGCCGGTCGTGCCGGGCTTCTCGATCACCGTAAAATCAGAGGAAAAGTCGATCGTCTTGATCGGATCGTCGGCCATAGATTACGCCCCCGTTTTCTTGCCGGATGTGGTGGTCATGTCGTGCGGATGGGTCGGGCCGATGATCTGCGAGAACTGCACCCGCGCGCCGCCGGTGCCGCGGTTCGAGGATGTGCCCGAGGTGCGGCCGACGCCGAGATACGAGCCCCACTTGAAGTAGCAGAGCTTGCCCGGCCAGAAGCTGGAGAGCGGCGACTTCGCCGTGTACTCGACACCGTTGTAGGTGACGGTCACGCGGATCGCCGTGTTGTCCATCTCGATGACGTAGGTGAACCAGGCGCTGAGCGGGATGTTGGTGACCTGGCCCGAGGCGCTTTTCAGCACGAACTCGGTCTCGGTCTGCGAGGACCCGGCCTTGTCGTCGTGAAAATTCATCGAGCCGTCGCTCTTGTAGTAGAGCCGGCACGGTTCGTCGTTGGGGCCGTGCACCTGGCCAACGATGACGCGGTTGGTCGAGCCGACGGTGAGTGTCGGCATCTGCAGCACGCGGCAGCGGCCCTCGAGCCGGCCGCCGGTCTCCGGGGTCCATTCGAACTCGTTGGAGCCGTCGGGCAGGATCTCGCGCGCCTCGGTGCGGGCATACGACGAGCCCGAGGTGGTGGCGCCGTCGGTCGGCGTGTAGAGAATGATCGTGCCGTCGACCTGACGATCAAAGTACTGGTTGTCGAGCGTCTTGAGGTCCGGCGTCTTGTTGGGCCAGATCTCGACCGAGGTGCCCGGCGACGAGGTGTCCGCGTAAGTGCGGCCCTGGCTGTCGTAGGGCATGTTGAATTTCCACGGCCCGTCTTCGAACGTGGGCATCGTGACCTCGCCCATGTTCGGGTCGGTCGAGCCGCCGGTGGTCGCCGCCTTGGTGGTCACCGTCCAGGTGTCGGAGACGCCGCCGATGGTCAGCACGACGTTCTTGGCGGTCTGGTACGAGTTGTCCGAGGTGACTTTGAGCTGCACCGTGTCGCCGTTCTGGATCGAGCCGGCGGTCGAGGTGTAGGAGCCGCCGTTGATGCGGTACGAGCCGTTGGTGATGCTGATCGGCGCCGGCGCGTTCAGGCCGGAGATGGTCAGCACCTCCGACTGGTACGTGGTCGCCACGTCGGCATTACCCACGTCGGTAAAAGCGAACGCATCCGGGATGGTATCGGCGGTGGCGTCCTGGGTGGTGATCGTCCACGAGCGCAGCACGGTGCCGATGTTGATCGACACGATCTTGGAGGTGGCGTAGGTGGTCGCCGCCGTGGTCTTGAGGCGCACGGTGTCGCCGTTGACCACGGTGCCGGACGAGGACGAATACGAGCCGCCGTTCTTGGCCCAGGTCCCGTTCGAGATCGTCACCGAGGCGGGCGAGTTGATGCCCGAGATGGTGATGATGTTGGACTCGTAGGACGCGCTCGGCACGGCGTTGGTGGTGGTGATCCACACGAAGTCGTCGGGCACGGTGTCGACCACGATCGCCAGGGTGGTGACCGCATAGGAGGCGCGCACGCCGCCGACGTTGAGCGTGGTCTGCACGGTCGCCGTGTTCTGTAACGAGGAGGTGACGCGCACGGCGAGCGTGTCGCCGGCCACCACAGTGCCGTCGGCCGACGTGAACGTGCCACCGTTCTTGGAGTACAGCCCGCCGGTGATCGACACGGTGGTGGCGGCGTTGATGCCGCTGATCGTGATCGTGTTCGAAGTGTAGACGGTGTTCAGCGCCGCGTTGCTGACGTTGGTGAAGGTGAACTGGTCGGGCGTGGTGTCGGCCGCCGGCGTGCCGCCATTGTCGACGATCTCGCCGTTGTTGCGGATGTAGATCGTGCCACCGCCGGCGCCGCCCGAGGGCAGGATCGTCGGCAGCTCGTTGATCAGCTCCTGGATCGCGCCCTGCACGTGCGTGGCCGCAATCGGGCCGTAGGGCGCGAACGTGATGCCGGTGGCCGCGGTCGGCCCCGACACACCCGGCAAGCCGGGCTCGCCCTTCTCACCAGGATCGCCCTTGTCGCCCTTCGGGCCCGGATCGCCGGGTTCCCCCTTCGGGCCCGGATCGCCAGGATCGCCTTTTAAACCAGGCTCACCCTTGATGCCTTCGACAACGTAGACGTGACCGGGACGAACTGTACGCATGGCTTAAGCCCATTTCGGGAAGCGCCAGTTCTGGGCTTCCGGCACACGGCCTGTGTTGGTGAGGTTGCGCAGCACCGCCATGCCGGAGCGGAAGCGCCGGCCGTGGAAGGTGGCGAGGGCGACGTTGCTGTAGGGTTTGGCGGGCTGGCTCATCATCCGGGAGAGCACGCCGTCGCGCAGCACGTCGTGGCAGGCGACCCAGACATCGTCCGGCAGCATGTCGTCGAGCACGATCGGGTTCTGCGGCGCGGGCGACAGCACCGTGGTGAGGAAGATCGGCGTGTTGAGATCGTCGGGCGCGGGCGGCGCGGGCAGCACGAGGCTGCGCGTGCGGTCATCCACCAGCACATCGTCGACGTTCATCGTCTCGTGCGCGATCTCGAGGAACGCCACGATGGTATCCTGAGTCGGGATTTCGTAGAGCGCGGTGTCGGTGTCGAGCGGGACTTCGAGCGTCTGGCGCCAGACAAAGGCGGTGCGGCACAGCTCCTCGGCGGCGTTCCAGGTTTCGATGAGAATCGCGCCGTCGAGCGCACCCGGCAGGCGGATGCGCATCGAGTCCATCCACTGGTCGGTGATCAAGCTCATACGCCGGTCCCCAGCGTTGCGATGAATTTCTGCAGGAAGGCGGAGGCGCGCGCTTCGTCGGTGGCTTCGGTGTCGGCGAGCAGCACACGGCCGGCGATGTAGTAGGCCAGCGCCGAGCGGTACTGCGGCGAGAAGTCGACGATCTGCGCGAGCGCGGTGTAGTCCGGCACGTTCTGGGCGCGGCCGATGAACAGATCCGGGCGCATCCGACGCGCCTCGAGCAGCCCGATATTGAGTGCGGAGAGAAAGTGATCGTCAGGATAGCGGTACGGAACCACGCGGTCCTGGAGGAGACGGCGCGCTTCGGTGGCGTAATCCTGACCGGTTTCCAGCGCTGCCATTATTGCCCCTGTCGTGTCATGTCGGGGCGGGGGTTATTACCCAGACAGGTAACTCCCCCGCTCCCTAGCCCCCCATTCGTGGGATTACGGAACCACAACAGCCTGGGCGAGCGCCGTGCCGTCGAGGACCTTGTAGCCGTAGATCTGCAGGCCGCGCAGGACGTTGCCGAAGGTCTGCTCCGAGCGGAGCGTCTCAACGTTGGTCATCTGCGAAGCGAAGGTCAGCGCGTGGGCGTGGCCGGCGTAGACCACCCACTCACCCGCCGCCAGACCGCCGGCAACGCCGGTGGGCAGGAGGTTGGAGGCGTAGATGGTGAAGCGGTCGACCATGCCGAGGCGGCCGTTGCGCAGGATCGAGGAGCCGTCGCCGGTGAGCGACGCGTCGCGCAGCTCGGACTGCTTGATCATCGCGGCAGCCCAGGCGGGCAGCACGACCCAGCGGCCGGTCTCCGGGATATTTTGCTCGTCGAGCGTGAGGCCGAGGCGCACCAGGAGGTCCACGATCTCGACTTCGCCGGCAGCCGGGTTACGGGCAGCGAGGTTGAGCGGCGTGCCCGAAGCACCAAGGTTGATCGAGGACGAGATGTTGCCCGCGGTCGTGCCCTTGTTCTTGGTCGCGGCCTGGCCGAGGATGCCCTTGAGCACGTCGGTGTCGATCGTGATCTTCATCTGCTCGCCGGCGTCTTCCGACCACAGGCTGAGCATGTTGATGTCGGCCTGCACTTCGAACACGTCGTCGAGGATCGTGCTGAAATACTTGCCCTTGTCGATCAGGAGCGTGGTGACGTTGGAGCTCGGACGCTCGGTGGTCAGCGCCTGGCCGATCTGGTAGTCACGGATGGTGACCGTCGGCTTGGTGCGGATGATGACCTTGTCGCCCTGGTTCTTCAGCTCACCTTCGTAGTCGGTGTTGCTGATGGCCGACAGAACCGTGGACGCGTAGAACTTCTCGATCAGCTTGCCCGACCAGATTTCCGGGATGAAAGTCCCGGAGTAGGCCGGAGACGCAGCGGTGCCAACGGCCTGCGTGCCGGAGACAGGATAAGTCATGGATGCCCCCTTGAAGGCTGGTGCTTGGTTTCGCCGTTAGAGCGAAGGTTTTTATTTCGTCACCCGGCCATCACGCACAGCTTCGTCGAACATTCGCTCGAGCCGCTGTCTCTCCTCGTCGCGGCCGCGGTACTTGCCGCGGGTCACATCAGAATAGAACTGCGTGATTTGGGATGCTTTGATGAAAGGCTTTTCGGCGCTCTGCGCCGCCGTCACCGGCGTGCCTGCCGACTTCGCTCTGCCTGGTGCCGCTAGGTCCGCGAGCGGGTCATGGACCGGCTGCGGAGTCGCCTGCGGGGCGAAGGCAGGATGTTCCTGCTGGAACCGTGCAATGAAGCGTCCGACACGGGAGGCATCATTGCGTTCTACCGCCGAGTCCAGCAGAGATTTCAGGTTCTGTCCAGAGAAGTCGTCGCTGGTGTTTTTGAGCCAGTCAATAAACGTCGGGTTTTGATTGATTTCACGCCAGTTTGGATGAGACACGTCCAAAGAATCGAACATGCGCTGGCGCGCGCTGACCCGGCTTTGCGTGGCGACGCCATCCATTTTGGCCTGCAGATCAGCGATCTGCTGCTGCAGCGGCACGACCTTTTCGAGCGCTTTCTTTTCAACCACGCTCATGAAGTCTTCGCCGTACTCGGCGATTTCTTCGTCCGTCACCAGGCGCTGGCCGGGCTGGAACGACATCTCGGGCGCGGCCATGCGCTCGCGCAGCGACTTGAGCTCGGCAGCCATCGCGGCGTTCTCGCGCACGAGGTCATCGAGCTGGGTGCGCAGCGCCTTGTTGCGCCCCTGCTCGCTCTTGAACTTCTGCTCGAAGTCATCAGGGCGCGGCGGGGTCTCCGTTGTCGGCTGCTGGAACTGCTGCTCATTACCCGGCTGGGTAACTGTCGGCTCGGGCTTCTGCGCCTGGACCTCCGGCTGCGCGGGCTGCGGCTGGGGCTGGGGCTCGGGCTGCGCCGGGGCCTGCGGCTGCGGGTTCTGGCTCTCGGCGAACTGCTTGGCGAGTTCCTCGGCCTTGCGCGCGTTGGCCAACACGGCGGGCGGCAGCGTCGGGGTGTGATGCGAGGGCGAGGTGGGGGAGGCGGTCATCGTGCTTTACCTTGATCGTACTTCTGCACCAGGGCCGGGGCGTTCATCAGCGTGCGCAGCAGCTCGCGCGTGGATTGCGCGCGGCCCTGGGCCCGATGAAGGCTCTCGGAAGGGGCTTCGGTGAGTTGATCGTCATGCTGCTCGCGCAGCTGGTTGAGGGCCTGCAGGAAGGCGGTCCACTCGGTCGGGGCGTGCGCGCGAAGGGCAAGCGCCGCCCGGGCGACAGCTTCTTCAGGTTTGGGAACAGCCATGTGGTGGGGCTTATGGTTTGCCGCGCTTGAGCAGCGTGGTCTCGGTGGAACTGGTGACGTTGTACGGCGACTTCTTGGAGTAGTTGTTGAGCGCACGCCCGTACTTGTCGTCGGACATGAGATCCTGCCGCCCGAAATACGGACGCTTGATCTTGTCGCCGTTGATGACGGGCGTGCGCTTGATGCTCATCAGGTCACCGTGGCGCTCGGCGCCGAGTACGAGACGAACTTGCCGTGATCGCTGGTGGCGATGTTGCCGAAGGAGATCTTCGAGCCGACATCGGCCGCGGTGAGCACGTAAGTCGCCCCGTTCGCGCCGCTGATGGCGACGGTGCCGGTGGCGGTGAGGCGATACCACTGCCGGGTGATCGTGATCGTCGGCATCCCGGTGAACGTGCCGTTGGTGCCGGTGAGCGTCGAGCCGTTGGTGGCGGTGCCCGTGAACGTCGGAAGCGTGCCGGGGTGCGGCGCGCCGTCGAGCGCGTCGTGCCCCTGGATCTCCCGCATGTGGCGCTGGGAGCGGCTCATTACTTGCCGCCCTTCTTGCCGGTCTGGAACGGCGGCATCGGGCCGGCGGACTGCTTGCCGAACATCTTGCCCGAGCCGCCCTTGCCGAACTTGCCGCCGCCGGATCCGGATTTCTCCGTCACGCCGGGCTTCTGCGGGCCGGCCGACTGCTGGCCGAACATCTTGCCCGAGCCGCCGGCCGCGAAGGTCGGCTTGGAGCTCGAGATCACTTTCTTCGTCATCTTTGCCACGGTGGGCCTCCTTGGGTGGTGGGGTTGGTTACCCACGGGGGTAAAGCGGTTACGGCAGCGAGTTCAGGTCGACGAACCCGCTGGGTGCTGTGAAACTGAACGAGGCGCTGTTGGGGCGCAGGGTGACGGCGTCATCCGAGTTGAACAGGCTGAACATCGGGAACATCGCGCCGGTGATGCTTGAGATGCTCATGCCACCCACATTGGTCGCCGGGTCGGCGCTGGTGTTGGCGTTCCACTTCGCGCCGTTGACCGAGAACCAGATCTTCTTGTTGGTGCCGTCGACGGCGACGCGGATGACCTGGCCGGTGGTGACCGGGTTGTTGGTGCCGGCCACAGCGTCGTTGATGAGCATGGCGCCGTTGTAGTAGAGGCCGAACGAGTTGGCGTCCTTGCCGACATACGAGGTCGAGGCAAGGCTGGTCGCCGAGGTGGCGACGCCGACGCCGGTGCCGTCGTTGGTGGCCATCGCGCCGCCGACCACGATCTCGAAATACACCTTCTGGGTCGTGAACGACTTGGTGCCGCGCGCCGAGCGCTGCAGCGTCGAGGTGTTGGTCGCCGTGAGGTTGCTGTTGGTGTAGGTGATGCCCGACGACGAGTCGGCGGTGTTCCAGGTCACGCCGGAGGCCGCCGAGACGGTGACCGTCTGGGTCGACACACGCGGCGTGTTGGTGGCCCCGGCCAGCGTTTCGGTCAGGGTGATGGTCTTCGAGCCGGTGGTGGTGAACGTGCCCGACACCGTGGTGCCCGACACCGTGAGGGTCGCGCCGTCGGATGAGGTCGCGGTGATCGTCGAGCCCGTCGTCTTGCCCGAGATCGTGCCGGAATAGGCCACGTTCTGGGTCGCGGTCAGCGGCGACAGAGTGAGCGCGTTCAAGGTCGCGGCAGGGGCGCTCACCGTCACCGTCTGGGTCGAGACGCGCGGCGAGTTGGTGGCGTCGGCGATCGTCTCGGTGAGCGTGATCGTCTTGGAGCCGGTCGTGCTGAACGTGCCCGACACGGTGGTGCCCGACACGGTCAGCGTGGTGCCGTCGGACGAGGTCGCGGTGATCGTCGAGCCGGTGGTCCGGCCGGAAATCGTGCCCGAATAGGCGCTGCTCTGGGTCGCGGTCAGCGGCGACAGCGTCAAGGTCGCAAGCGTGTTCTCAAGCACGTTGGTGACGGTGACGTTGATCGTCTGCGCGGTGGGGTTGCCGGCCGTGTCGGTGGCCGTAACCTGCACGACGTAGACGTTATCGAGATTGGCATCGCTGGGGGCGTCGTAGTCCCGCGCCGTCATGGTGAGCGTGTTACCCGTGAGGGTAAACAGCGCCGCATCCGCCCCGCCGGTTTTCGTCCAGGTGACGGTCTCGTTGGCGGTGAGCGTCAGCGAGAACGCGGCGTTCTCGGCCACACTGGCGGTAGCGCTCGAGGTGATCGTCGGCGCGGTCGTGTCGCCGGCCGGGGCGGCAAGCTCGTAGGCAAAGGTCTTGCTCAGCGGGTCGGCCGGCAGCGTGCCCTCGCCCGCCTTGTTGAAGGCCGGTCCGGAATCGCCCGGGGTAAGCTCCGCGGTCGCGCTAAAACTGTCGCCATACAGACCGGGCATCAGGCCATCCCCCGCATCGCTTTGCCGTCAGCGACCCCGAGACCGGGGCTGTCGGGCTTCTGGGGCGGGGCCTGGCCGGGGCCGGCGGCGGTCGGCGCATTACCTTTCGGGGTAACCGGGGCGCCCGGCGCGGCCGGTTTGCCACCGGGGCCGGGCGGCTGGCCCATCGCGGCCTGCGCGGCAGCGGCCTGCGCCTGCTCCTGCAGCATGGCCTGGATCTCCTGGTCGGACGGCACGATCTCCTCGCCGTCAAAATTGAGGTCCTCGGCGACGCCGCGCAGCACGGTGGCGCGGCCCTTCGGCCCGATGATCTGCATGTCGATCGGGTTCATGGTCGCCTGCAGGAACTCGATGCGGCGCTGGCGGTCGGTCTCGCGCTGGATCGCCACATCGACACCGCGCACCACAATCGACTCGTCGCCGCGGAAGGCGCCGGTCTGATTTGTCAGCATCTCCATGTCGTAGAGCCCTTGGAGGCAGGGCTGGAAAATGTCTCGGTCGATGTTGGCGGCCACCGTTTGGAGAATTTTGCTCGCGTTGCCCATGAGCATCGCCAGGCCACTGCTCGTGCGGCCTGCGCCACCCAGACGCTCGGATCCCGTGATGTATCGCGGGATGGCCGAAAGCTCGTCGGCGATTTGCGAAAATTTCTCATAGACGCCCAACAGCTCCTGCGCATTGCTCTGCGGCTGAAAGAACTCGATCGGCTTGAGGGTCGAGGACGACGACATCGGGTCGCTCGTCACGTGCCAGCGCTTCCAGGGATAGAGCTCGTCGCCGTTCTCACCCGGGGCGAGGCGGTCATCATTGACCGTCACCTGCGGGCCCGAGGAGATGGCGAGGTTGTTGACGAGCGAGCGCAGCGCGGCGTTGCAGACGTCCTGAATGTCCTCGAGGATATCCGGCAGCGCGTTGCCGACCGGGGTGCCCGGGACCTTCTCGAACGAGGTGATGTAGTAGGGATGGCGCTTGCGCGGGCTGGGCGACATCTGGACCTTGATCACGTGCCGGCCGATGAGCCAGGCCTGGACAAAGTAATCGCGGTCGGGATCGGCGATCTGGGCGGTGTCCATGCCCCAGTTGAGGAGCATGTGGCCCTGGATCGAGCCGTGGAACTCGAGGCCGTAGATCATGCCGGTCTGGTTGAAGACCGGGTTCTCGCGGTTCTCGTTCTGGGAGCGCTCGGAGTCGGTGGGGTCGATGTTGTCGTAGAGACCGTTGGCGTAGTCGTTCAGAACAGCCCGGACAGCATCTTCATTATAGCCAGGCAGACCAAGCACGTCATTAAGATCGGCACGGCGGAAGCGCACGCGCTCGATGCAGTCGGCGTCCTCGATGTCGGAGACACCAGGCGAGAAAAACAGGTCGAAGGGCGATACACGCTCCCAGAATAGCTTGGGCTTCTGCTGGACGGCGGGTTTTCCATTCTGCCACACCACATCGGGGACAATGCGCACCACCGGACCCTTGACGCAGGCAAAGGGAAACAGCGGCAGGTCAACGAGGAATTCGGCCAGCGCCTTGTAGAAGCCGCCCTCCACGAGCCGGTCCTGCAACATGCCCTCGGCTTTTTCGGCCTCAAACTTCGCCTTCTTCTTGGCGGCGCGGTCGGCGGCCTCGACGAGCGAGCTGATGCGGTCCTTGATCTGGTTCGGGTCGAGCTGCTGCCCGGCCTGCTGGGTGGCGGTTACCTCCTGGGTAACGAGGCTCTGGATCGCATCCTGGACATGATCCGGAATCACCGGCTCGGGTGTCGGGTCGAGCCCCCACGGCCGGTCGGGGCCGAGATAGACCTCGCGCAAGAGCGAGGTGGCGCCGCGGCACTTCACGGCGGTCAGGCGCGCGTACACCGTGGACCCGCCGAACTGCTGAATCTCTGCCATCTTCTGCGGGCTGTACTGGCCGTTGAACACGCGCTGGGCGTGCAGCAGGCGCTCGTTCCAGCCTTGAGCCGATGAGCGATGGTTGCGCATCAGCTCGTACTGCCGGCGGATGTGCGCCGCCAGCTCGGTTTCAACCTGTTGATTGTTGCCCTCACCGGCCCGCGCCGCGGCCTGGTCGGACACGGCGATGGCGCTCGTCAACTCCTGGGGAGTGACGACACGCATCATGCCTTTAGCTGGGACATTCTGGACCATGACCCCATAAATACAGTATATTCCCATGCGCGCGCAATAGACATAACAAAATGTCAAGTGAAAAGGGGGCGCTCCCATGGCCGAACTGCCCGTGTTCGGAGGCGAAAGCGAGAAATTACTGCTCGCCGTTGCCCGCGAAATTGCGATGGATCTGTATCCAGTCGAAACTATACTTAAAACATACCAAATTGAGCCGAAAACATTCGAAAACTACCTGAAACTCCCCCGTTTCCAGACCATGCTGGAGGAGTCCCGCATCGCCTGGAACGCCGCCACCAACGTCGCCGAGCGCATCAAGCTGAAGCAGCTCGCCGTGGTCGAGGAAGCGATCCCGGAGATGTGGAAGGTGCTGCACGACCACGGCCAGCCGCTCTCGGCCCGGGTCGAGCTCTACAAGACGCTGATGAAGGGGGCGGGCGTGGGCGTGGCGGACGGCGTCATCGACACCGCCGGCAAGGTCTCGATCACGATCAACATGGGCGCGGCGGCCGAGCCGGTGGTGGTGCAGACCACGTTACCCGGCTCGGTAATCGACGGGGAGGTGCTCGATGCGTGACACCGCCCTGTTCCTCTGCGCGCTGCAGCGTCACCGCTGCGTTGGCCGCGGCTACATCAGCCGTGAATACCACCGCAACCGCGTCCACCCCCGGGCTCCGCTCGGCATAACTCACGCCTGGGGACCGTTCTAATGGCTAACATCACCTTCGACGCGCCCCCGACCGTTGCCCGCTTCATGGCGAGCCAGGCGTTCTTTCGCATCATTATGGGCCCGGTGGGCTCGGGCAAGACGACGGGCTGCATCTTCGAGCTGCTGCGGCGAGCCATCGAACAGGAGCCCGCGCCAGACGGAATCCGTTACACACGGTTTGCCATCGTCCGTCAGACGCTGAAGCAGCTCAAAGACACGGTCTTGAAAGACATCACCTCGTGGCTCGAGGGCATTTGCCACTACAAGGTCACGGACAATGCGATCTACATCACCTTCGGCGACGTAAAGTCGGAATGGTTGCTGATCCCGTTGGACACACCGGAAGATCAACAGCGCCTCCTCTCGATGCAGCTCACCGGCGCCTGGATGTCAGAGTCGATCGAGATGGACCCGACCCTCATCCCGGCCCTGTCCGGTCGCTGTGGCCGTTACCCCGGCGCGGCGCTCGGCGGAGCGAGCTGGTTCGGCATCATCGCCGACACCAACTTCCCAACAGAGGGCAGCGAGTGGCACCGCCTGGTTGAGCTCGAAACGCCGCCGGATTGGCAGGTCTTCAAGCAGCCAGGCGGCTTGAGCCTCGATCATCAGGGTCTCCCGTGCGCCGAGAATCTCAACTGGCTCACCCAGACCCCGGCGACGTTGAAGCTACCACCCAACCACCCGGAACGCCTGGCCCAGGGTCGGACTTATTATGAGCGCCTCGCGCGCGGTAACTCCGAAGATTGGGTGAAACGCTATGTCCATGCCCAGTACGGCAATGATCCTTCCGGTTCAGCTGTGTTCAAGGCTACCTACAAACGCGACTTCCATGAGGTTGACGAAATCCTCCCGGTGGATGGGCACCCGATTATTGTCTCTCAAGATTTTGGTCGAAACCCCCACGCCGTCATATGCCAGCTTGACCACCGTGGACGACTACTGGTCCTTGAGGAGCTGATCAGTGAGGACATGGGTTTGGAGCTGCACGTCGATGTGGCATTGCGGCCGGCGCTCATGCAGCCGCGCTACCTCGGCAAGCCCATCTACGTCATCGGCGATCCTGCGGGTAATCAGAGAAGTACGCACTACGAGGAGACTTCTTTCGACCTGCTCAAGCGAATGGGATTCTTCGCTTACCCAGCCCCCACCAACAGCATCGACAAGAGACTGCGTTCCGTCGAACACTTTCTCCTGGGATCGCGTGATGGCGGGGCGGCGATCCTGATCGACCGCTCACGCTGCCCTACTCTGACCAGAGCGATGAGCGGCATGTACCGCTATGCGAAGCGCAAGAACGGTCAGCTGGCACCGTTGCCGGAGAAGTCGCATCCGTGGTCGGACATTGCCGACGCGCTGCAGTATGCGTGCCTGGCCGCGCACGGCGGCCTGACCGACTACGTGGCGAACCGGATGAAGCCGCCTCCGCGGGTGCGCAAGCGTCCGACGGTGGGAGCATGGACATAATCCGCTTGGCAATGAAGACCGAGGGCAGGTCCTGATCCCTGCCCTCGCTGATCAGAATCGTCAGCGCCTCAAGAAGGGCGGACGAGCTCATCTTCGAGATCGAAATAGGCGTTGAGGTGATCGAGCGCGCGGGTGATGAAACGGCGGCGGTGTTCTTTTACCGGCGTCTGCTTCGACAGACGGATCCAGTGCTCGTATTGCTTGAACTCGGCGCGGCAGCGGCGGGTGATGACCCGCTTGTTGGCATACGGCATAGGCAGGCCCCCTGTTACCCAGCCAGGTAATGTGGTCCCGTTCCCGATCTTCACCGTCTACTAAGACATGGCATCGTTCGCCGGCACGGTGTAAACGTCTCGTCGAGGGAACCCTAAACCTCATCCGAGCCGCAGAGGGGGCATGATTGGCAGCACCCGTGGGACCTGACGGACGCTGGAAAGGAACGCCAGCGCCAATCGTAAACTAGTGAAAGACCATGTGGCGCAGCGGCGCGAGGGCGACCGTGAAGTAGCCGATCTCGTCGTTGCCGCCACCCACATAAACCGCGTCGTCGATATCCTCGACCTCGTCGTTATCGTCGTAAAACTTCACCGGCAGCACGGTGCCGTCGGAGAAGACCGCGTGTTTGAAGTCCTTGGTGATCGCCTCGAGCGAGCGCTTCACGCGTGCCTGGTGCTCGTCGTTCTGACCGTAGACGTCGTATTCCATGATGATCGACCCCCCGATCTGTGTGGACCCTGTGATCACCGATACTCCTCCTCGATAATCACCCAGTCCTGTGCGAGGACGTCCTGCTGGCAGATCGGCCACAGCGACTTGTAGAGCGGCGTGACCTGCCAGATGTGGTCGCCCTCGATCGTCTCCTCGATTGTGAGGTAATCGCGCGTGGTTTTCCATGCAGCGCGGGCTACTTTATAGCCCTGTTTCAATGCGGACAGCGCCGCGCCGAAGCTCATCATCGGCTTGCGGTGCATCACCGCGAGCAGCGGCGTGACGTTACTGGGATCCGGTTCCGTGTTCATGGCCCCCCATGTCCTTCTTCTGTTTGGCGAAGTATTCCCGGCGGGTCTCCAGCGACAGGCCGGCCTCCCACATCTTGCGGTTCATCGCGCGGTTCTCGGGCGATTTCAGCCGGATGGGCTCCGGCCGCTCCAGGCCGTGGCACCAGCGCTGGATCGTGCCCAGCGGCACCCCGAGCTCGCGCGCGATGTAGCGCACCGAGCGGCCCTCGGCGACAAACTCCCAGGCCGCGGCTTTGAGCTCACGGGTTTGCGCCGGGGTGCGGGTCATTCACGGCCCTCGAGCTGCTGCTGAAGCGCCGCGATGCGCGCCTGCAGCTTCAGGATCTGCTCCTCGAGTGCGCGGATGCGGTCCTGCGCGGCCCAGAGTTTTTCGTCGAGGGTGGGTGGTGACTGGACGTTGAGCTCGCTCATCACGCCACCATCATGATGACCAGGCCGGTCACGAACAGAATCCAGAGAACGAGGGAGACGTCATACTTGTCGATCGGCATCGACGGGCTCCAGGGCGTGGTTGAGGGCGGGCAGGATTTTGGTGGTGAGCTGCTCGGCATAGGCTTCCCAAACGCGACGGTTCTTCGGCGTCCGGCTGTCGGGATCCCAGCCCTCGGCGCGTGCCCAACGGCGGGCGGCCTCGCGGAGCTGCTGCTCCGTGAGGTGGATTACCTCAGCGGGTAATGGCAGCATCGCCAGACGGAAGCTGCGGGTGCTGGTGCGACTGTGGGTTGTCACGGCCGGTGGCCAGGAAGTCCTCGGGGAGATACTGCGAGGCCTTCCAAATGGTGTCCCGAAGGAGGTATCCTTCCAGGGGCCAAATTTTCCTAAAGGCGTCGTCGTAGGCCAGGCGCTTGCCGATCTCGCGGTCATAATTGCGCTTGTCGGCGCACGCGGCTTCGCCGCTGACCTCGAAGCCGTTACGCAACTCGATCACACAGATAGTCTTAAATTGATTGGTGATGAAATACGAGGTCGAGGCGATCTTAGCCTCGATGGCTTGTTTGGTCACGCGTGGATACGGCAGCGCGTCGATCTTCTGACCAGCCTCAGTGGTGGAGAGGCTGGGCTCGGGGGGCGAGGTGGTGGTCACGCCGGAACTCCCAGACTGGTTTTCGCAGTGGTTTCAGTGACTTTGACGTTCGCCTGAATCCACGCCTGAACATCGGCGAGGCGGTAGAACACTTGCTTGCCCAGCTTGGTGAAATTGGGCCCGCGATCCTCCATCCGCCAGATCTGCAGCGTGTTGGTGTTCAAGCCCAACATATCTGCCAGGTCCTTGTCGGACAGAAGCCCGATCTCCAATCGCAGAGACCGAGCTACCTCACTCGCCGATGCACTCATTCTGCCCCCTACGGCCCTTTACGGGAACTTGTAGCGGCCCCCAGCGTTTCGCTGTGTTTGGCCTATGTCTGGGATATCATCCTATGTGTCCCGGATTGTCAACCGGATTATGGAACGTAAGTTGTACCCATTTGGTAGTGGTTTGGGAGTTCTTTAACCTTCGTTGTGGATAACTCGCCGGGGAACCGGGCGCGTGCTGGTTGCTACACCGGATTCCATGTGGTTTCTGTTCGATACCCGACACAAAGCTGCGGCATCAGGCCCCAAAACGAAAAACCCCCCGTCGCGGGGGGCGTTGCGACGAGGGGCTTCCGTTCAGTTGCTGAGCTTCATGCCTTGCGGGCATGTTCCCTCAACGCGCGAGCACCGCCCGCGTTCCTGAAACCTGTAACCTGCTTAAACCTTGGCCGTTTGATCCGTCAAGGCGCGTTGCGCCTGCATCCACGTGTTGACGTTGTGGCGCCGGTTTTGACGCCCGGGTGAGGTGAATTTCGGTATGGCGTAGCCACTCCGGCGCAGCTGGCTCATCGTCGCCTTGACGCAGTTGTTGGTGGTGCCGAGCAGGCGCGCGATCTCCCGCGGCGGCAGCCCCCGGCACGCGAGCTCGATGATGTCGAAGCGGCGCTTCGACAGAAAGCCTTTGCGCTTCATGGCATGTCACGCGTCAGCACGTGATCCGGATGCCGGGTGAAGCTGGCCTGCTGGGCGATGACGAGCAGCAGGAGCTCGTTCCACTTCTCGTCGGTGGTCTCATTGATGCGGCCGACCAGGAAGCCCTCGGCGATCGCTTTGCCGTGGTTGTCGTCGATCTGCTCAAAGGCCTGAACGAGTCGGATCTCGTCGCCGGGTTTCACAAAGAACTTACCGTCGTGGGTAATGACTTCGACTTGGGTGATGGTCATGCGAGTTTGGTGATCTTCTTGTCGTTGGCGAGCATCCGCAGCATGAAGCGGCCCCATTGCTCATCGGTGGCCTCGCGCCAGGTCGAGCGCATGATCTCGTGCCGGTGCTGCGAGACGCGCACGCGCCCCATGATCAGCTCCTGCAGCCGGCGCACATACGGATCCGGACTGCGCCGGTCCATCGGCACGGACGAGCGCAACCACAGGCCAGCTTGTTCGGGATCATCACTCTCGACCCAGACGGCCTGGGCTTCGTGTCCGTCGAGTTCGTCTTCGGTCATGGGATTTTTCGGTGTGGTGGTTTTAGGACCGATGCCCCCCGTCCTGCATCCTTACGGGTAGCAGCCGCTCTCGCACGCGAGGGCGTCAAGGGGCAGGGGGCAACGACCCGGGATGCTTGTACCCTGTCGCCGGTTAACGCTCAAGATGTAACAAAGTTCAAATTGGGAATTTTTGGTTTTGGATTTTTTGGGTATGGAGCAGTGCTCCTTACCCGGATAAAGTATCGTACGACATGTTATTACATGTTGAAATGGTTTTATGGGCTGTCTGTTCTCGTACCACCCACAAAAGGCCACCCCACCCCCCACCCCCCGTTGTCCACATACCCCCATCCCCCCTACACTATAACATAACTACCGTCGGGGTAAGAACTTTGAAAGCGGCGGGTCAACCCTAGTAGGAAGTCGAGCCTAAGCGACTCTCCTACGGTAAGCCCCCGCCGCCAAGCATAGAGAGCGGGGGGTCCCTAGCGGTCCTCGGTAGTGTCACCTGAAACGGTGGCGGGCTCTGCCCCTGAAATATCCCACGCTAGGCGACGGTGCTCTCCCCTGATAACGGGCAGCAACGCTGAAACCATCGGATGGTCCGATGGTGGCGAACAGCTCTGGTCAGGATGTGGCTAGGCCCGCATGGGGCCAGGCAAAACGCTCGTAATGGGCGACCCGCCAAAGGCAAGGATCGGCCGGTAACACTCTCGCATGGTGCGAGGCTGCCGCAGCGACGCGCGTTCGTGACGCGAGATGCCCGATCCTTGACCTCCGAAACGGAATAACGGGAGATACCCGTTACCTGCGAGGTAACTAACCCTCGAAGGACCACTCTACCGCGAATGAATATCGGCATCGCCGACGGCGCTAGGGTCTGGCCGCTCCAAAGGCGCCAACAGGAAGCCGTTTCGGGCAGAGTTGGAAACATTGGTCGGGTGCTGCAACCTTCCCAACATGTCAACCTGAATATTCCTATACAATGTTCAATGCACTAGAATAAGTTCTTATAGTGCAAGCATGTTGCGGTTGGTTGGTGAGACGGCACCCGCCATTGTGTCTAATTGTACAAGCTCCAATCCTGAACGTTTATCTGTACAATTCCATGTACAATTCTAAGTGCTTGGTTTGTATGGGTTATTCGGCAGGATATGGATTATTGTACAAATTGTACAGATGAAATGAAAACAAGAGCTACGCCGCGCGCGTGCGTGACCTGCAACGCTGTTACAATCCCAACACCCTCAAACCATCCGAGTGTGTGGGGGCTTGTTGCGGAAAGTCTGTACAATTTGTACAATAACGCGTAAGCCCTTGAAATCATTGGGCTTTTATTGTACAAGCGGTTGTACAATTAAGTGAACCTTGATTGTACAATAACCCCACCAACCCACCACGTTACCTAGAAAGGTAAGACCATGAACGCTCCGCTCTCCAACTCTGCCGTGCTCAAGGCCACCATCCTCGCGGAAGTCGGCGCTCTCGGCCAGGCCGAAGGCGCAGGCGTCAACTCGCGCCCCGAACTCGCGCTCAAGGTGGTCTCATGGACCACGGCAGGGGAGATCGGCGAGGACGACATTGCCAGCATCTGGACTGAGTTCCAGAACCAACGCTCGGCGGCCAAAGGCTCGAACCGTGACAAGGCCGAGAAGCCCTCGTCGAACTCTTTCAACGCGCAATGCTCCAAGCTGCGCGCCTTCGTCCACGCTGCCTCGCTCACGCAGGTGGACTTCTGCGACGTCATCACCCGGGCGAAGTCCTTCATCGACAAGACGCCCGAGCTGTCCGGTTCGACCTTCGACAACATGCTGAAAGTCGCTCGCACTCAGAAAGAGAAAGAGTTCAAGGATGCAGCCTTGACGGACGAACAGATCGAAGAGGTTCTCCGCGGCAAGCCGGCCGAGGAAAAGACCGAACTCGACTACCTCAAGCCGGTCAAGCAGGCCCTCGACAAGATCCTCAATGGCACGGACGAACGCCCGGCCTTCCCGTCGAAGGAACTCGAAGACGCCCTTGGCGCAATCAATCGCCGGGTTGCCGTGCTCGAACTCGCCAAGTCCGAGGCTGAGACTGAGCGCCGCCGCGCTGCCGTCGTCGCGGCCAACCCCAGCCCGATCGTCAACCGGGATGTTACCCAGCCCGGTAACGAGAACGAGCAGCCGAAGCTCGACGCTGCCGAGTAAGACTTCCCGATGGGATGAGGGTTAACGCCCTCATCCCCTCCATCATTGAGCCCCTGTCTCACCCGAGGCGGGGGCTTTGTCATGGAGGGAACCATGTTCGACGCACATATCCGCGCCTACCGCCGTCATCGTCAGGATGTTCTGTTCCTCAACTGGTGGAACAGCGGTCAGATGTTCTGATCTGGAGGGAACCATGGATCGTCACCAAGCCCAACGCGCGAAAGAGTATCGCGCCCTCGTCACTGTGCGGCAGGCCACCGCGCCTGCCTCTCTTACCCGCCGGGGTAACAACCTGCTCAAGCTGGTCTGGTCGGACGGACTGGTTGAGCTGCACTACTACCGCAAGATGGATGACGCGCTGTTCGATCGCAGCATCTGGCAGCACTTCATCGGCGATGCCGACAAGCGTGAGCCTTCGCGCATCCTGATCTCCGCCACCGTGATTGAGCCTCGCTCGAAGAAGTAAGGCGCCTATCATCAGCGCCTATCACGCCGCCACCACCACGCCCAGAAAGGACAACGCCCATGGACCGTGACTATCCCGCCTTTGGCTACGGCCAGCACTTCGCTTGGGTCTCGCCCAAGATGCAGCAGGCGCTCGACGCCCGCAAGGAACGCGAGGAGTGGGCTCGCAAGGTGAATGCCTCCAAGCCGGTTACCCCGCGTGGGTCAGGCCGCGTGCTGCCGAGCATCAGGGGGTGAGCATGAACACCCACGCTATGCGGCGCGTGGTGCACGGCCCCAAGTGCGCCCGAGACAGCGCCCAGGTCTTTCTCGATCACGAGCGTGAGGAACTCTACCGCACGCTCACCCTGCTGCCGGAAAACAACTGGCTCGCCCGCTCCATCCGTCTCTACCTGCACGAGCTGGAGAAAGGCGACAAGCCGCGCTTCATCTGCGATGACGGGGAGGACGCATGAGCGTGTTCCTTGGCGTCCTCCTCGCCTTCTGGATCACGTGCGTGCTGTGGTTAGTGACCGAAGCCGTGCGGTTCCTGCGCTATTCCAAGAAAGGGTGACCATGCTCAAGGTCTACCGGCTCTATAGCGGGCAATGGGCCTATGAAATCACAACGGGCCCATTCACCGGGAAGAAGGTGTTCCCCTTCCCGACCAAGCGGGCCGCGATCGCCCACGCCAAACAGAACAAGTGAGGGGGTGACCATGTAACACGATCAATCGGCACAAGCGGGAGTTAGCCGCCCGCACCATCCTCAAACCCTGGCAGGTCCAGGGCTTCAGGATGGGTCTTACCTGGGAGGGTAACATGCTCAGCATCATCGTGGTCAGCACTGCTGGCGGCTTGTATATCGCCGCTGCCCTCGTCGGGCCCATCACCACCATCGCCACCATCATCAGGAAAGGAGCACGCCCATGAAAGCTATCGTCCGTCTGGTCCGTCATGCCGAGGCGCCCACGCACCTCGTGTATCTCATTTCGTGCTGCGCTGGCGCGCACTCGATCTACCAGTACTCGGCGGGCGTGCTCGCTGTCGTCACCATCGTGGTCAGTGTCGTGGGAGAGTAGCCCATGCACTACCACCTGACCCGGCACCGCAAGTTTCAGCTGGTGGTTACCCTTGGGGTAACGACCTGCGCGGTGCTGTCCATCGCCGCCCCGCACCTCGGCCATGTGGCCGTGGTCGCGGGCACCCTCACCAACATCGTCTGGATCTGGGAGTGACCATGCAACCCTGGCATATGGACCACATCGCTCTGTTCTACTGGGTGCAGTACGGGAGCTCCGGCATGGCGCTCGATGCCTACAAAGCCAAACGCTATGGGGAGGTATCCGGCAGACAGTGAGGGGCTCACGCCCCTCCCATCCTCAAACCCCGTCAAGCTATCACGCGGCGGGGCTTCAGCATGGGAGCATTACCGAAGAGGGTAACGATGTGCATTCAACCCCGCTGGGGCAATCTGATCTGGGTCGACGACGGCGATCTGGCCCGCATCCACGAGGACGGCACCTGCCTGCCGTTTGTCCCTTCGAGCACGGCATGGGCCAAGGTCGAGATCTACAGGAACGATGACGGCACCTACGAGTGGATGGAGTGGGAAAACTCCATGCAGGAGTGTGGTCTCGTGCGCGAACTGGATGGTCTCACCCCGCTCGAAGTCCAGTGTCTCCTGATGGAAACATTCCCTTACCCGGAGCGGTAACATCATGATGTGGAAAGATGTGCCGTGGGTGAAAACCCCTGGCGTGGGGGGCAATCTTGAGGGCAGTTTGGAGGCGGAGCTTACCACCAAGTCAGGTCTCGCCCTGATCCTCAACCATTGGGCCGACGGTGACCTGTGGGTGGCGCTCTACACGCGCGACAAACCCTATCGTGGTGACGAAACCTACACGCCCGTCAAAGGCTGCAAGCATCACCGGCTTGGCCCACTGGAGGCCCAGTGCCTGCTCAACGCTTACCTGGAGCGGTAACATGTTCACGATTGGACAGAAGGTCTATTCCAAACCCGTCGGCTGCGTGCCGAAGTTCAAGGGTGTCATCGTCGGCATGACCAAGGAATACATCGTGCGCGACGAAGCCGGCAACGAGTGGTCGCGTCATCCGCGCGAGCTGTTCGTGCCGGGAAGGAAACCCAAACATGCGGCTCGCTGATCTGAAGTGGGAATATAGCGGGCACAACGGCGGCACGAGTAAGAGATGCCGTATAGATCTTAAAGACGGCAAGTACATTACAATGCTTCACGCCTGCGGGGCCACGCCACCCTACTATAATATGTGTTTGTGGTATGCGAAGCGGGACATGGTTCCAGCTACTAAACGCTATCACCTCGGCCCGCTCGAAGCCCAGTGCTTGCTGAACCATTACCTGGAGGGTAACGATGCGGCTGGCTGATCTGCCCTGGCAAAACGTCACCCAAGACGGCAAGGCGCAGCGTGCGGAGTTGCGCCGCAAGAATGGAATCAAGCGGGCGCATATCGTCAAGCGCGACTACAAGCCGGGGCAGGAGTACATGCTGTATCTCTATGGCCGGCGCGGCGGGCTCAAGAGGATGCACCTCGATATTGACGCGCTGACCTGCCAGTGCCTGTTGATTGACCATCTGCGGGACTGAGGCGTAAACTTCTATCACCACCACAGGAACCCTAGTCATGTTCACCACCATCGCCGTCGCGGCCAGCGTCGGGTTTATGGCCGGCTCGCTTGCCGGCATCCTGGCCGAGCGCATCCGTTTCAACCGTCTCATCAAGGCATCGCTCGTGCATGTGCCGGGCTTCCCGCGGCGCGTGGCGATCATCCATGAGCGTGAGCCCGAGCCCTATGGCGACGAGATCGACATTGAGATGGATCGGCGCCTGGCCCGCTTACCCCGGAGGTAACGATGCGGCTCGCTGATCTCGACTGGCACCCACGGGAGAACGACCCCTATGAGAAAGCCGGAACCCCCAAGTGGCTGTATGCCGAGGTGCAGAAGCCCGGCACCAACACATGGGTGAGGGTGGCGCGCGCCACCGAGCACAACTCCAGCTGGGCCGGGCGCTATTCCGTGCGCACTTACATAGGCCATCCCCTAGAGGGCCACATCACAAAAGCCTACGCCAACTTCGATACCGGGTACTGCGACGCGCTCGAAGCGCAGTGCCTTCTCTACGAAATCTTCGCTACCCAGGAGGGTAACGATGCGGCTGGCTGATCTGCCTTGGGTGCTCGACTCACAGGGCTACTGGATGAACTATTACCAGCAGCTGCCGGACGGCAACTGGCTCAACCTGCACCAGACACCAGCTGGCGTCGAGCCATACGAGTTCAAAGGTTACATCTGCAACCAACACACCAACCGGGCCACCAACGCTTTCGAGATCCTGCGTGAAGTCGATGCGCTCGAAGCCCAGTGCCTTATCAACATGGAGCCCCATGATGTGGCGCCTCAGTGATCTCGCCTGGCGCGATACCACGTATTGGCTGGAGAGCAGTGAGGTTATGCTGCCCAAGGACTATTGGGTGCAGGTGTCGCAGAACAAGAACACTAAGCTCTACAACATCCACTTTGGGCGCGGGCGGTATCCAATCATGAGCGAGTCCGACAAGTTCGAACTGCTCAAGAGCTGGGTCGGACTCGACCTCATCGAAGCCACCATCATCTTCAACCAAGCTCTCAACATGGAGCCACCACACCATGAAGAACGCCTTCCAGGATAAGTCCTCGCCTATCACGCCGACGCTCGCCCAGGATGTGGACACGCTGTTCGCCAGCCTCGGGGTTGTTACCGATCCGGGTAAGCCGGCTCAAGCCTACGACGCCGCGGTGCAGGCGCTGATTACCACCCACAACAAGCTGATCGCCCTCAAGGACGCGCTTGCCGCCCAGGCGGCGCGGCAGCGTGACGTCGATGAGCGCCAGGCCGCCATGGACGCTGAACTCAATGCGCGCGAGGCGCGCCTCAACGCCCTCGATCTCCTGACCGGCCAGGTGATCGGGTTCGAGCAGAAGCCGGAGCAAGTGAGGAAGCCGTGGTTCCGCCGCGGCTGACCACCACCACCACCACCACCACCACCGCTTACCGAGGAAGGTAACAGTGAAACCAGACCTGACGCCTAGCGTCATCTACACCAAGGAGGGCATCGTCATCCAGATCTACAAGGGCGACATGCAGGTGGAGCGCGTGCCTATCACGCTCGAGGGCGCCATGCTCACCCTGCGCGAGTTGACCGTCGCCATTCACCGCGCCTTTATGGAGCAGCAACGCCTGAGAACAACGGAGCTTACCGATGCAGGTAACCCCTGAAATGGAGCAGGCCGGTGTGGAACTAGTTGAGGCCGTGCAGCGGTCCACCCGTCGAGAGACTGTTCTTGCCATGCGGGACGCGATAAGAAACGTACCCCACATGATGCGAACGGCGGCCGTTGCCGCCTGGTGCAACGAGTACGAGAACGACATGCGCGCTATCTTGTTGGAGCGCGAGAAAGAAGAAGGAGCATGAACGCACAGACGGCGCCACCCCTTGATCCGCGGACGACTCACCCGTATTCGCAGATCATTCGCCGTGTCGACAAGAGCGCCCTACCCAGCGGGGTCATCGCGCTCTACCAGCCCGGCGACAATATCCTCCTGGTCGATGCCTACTACTTCGACCTGGAGAGCGTGAGCATCCGCAACCTGATGCTGGCCTGCACCGACCGCGTGATGCTGTCGGACATTCTCTGATCCACCCACCACCACTTACCTAGAAGGGTAACGTCTACCATGAAGATCAACGATTTTCTCCGCGAAGCTCCCGACCTGCTCGACTCCGGCGTGTCCATCGAGCTGACCTCTGCGCCCGGCATCGGCAAGTCCGAGGGCGTCGATCAGCTGCTCCAGCGGATGCGCGCCCGGGACGGTGCGGATCAGTGGGGCTTTGCCACCATGTTCCTCGCCACCCAGACCCCGCCGGACCTGATCGGGTATCAGTTCAAGTCCGAGCGTATGGTCAACGGGGAACTCCGGGCCGTCACCGATCCGTCGATGCCGCTGTGGATGACCACGGTGGACGGCAAGTCGGTGCTCGAATACCCACGGGGTATCCTGTTCCTCGACGAGTACGGACAGGGTGAGGCCGACGTCAAGCGCGCCTCGGCCGAGCTGTTGCTCAAGGGTGCGGTTGGCCCGTGGAAGTTGCCCAAGGGCTGGTCGGTGATCGCGGCCTCGAACCGCGCCAACGATCGCTCCGGCGTCACCAAGTCGTTCGACTTCGTCATCAACCGCCGGGTCGAGATCCATATCGACGCCGACGTGGGCGCCTGGGAAACCTGGGCCTTCAAGAACGGGGTCGATCCGGTGCTCATCACCTTCGCGGTCCAGAACCCGAACATCGTCTTTGCCGGCGAGGTTCCGGACAAGCAGGGCCCGTGGTGCACGCCGCGCTCGCTCGTGCTGCTCGATCGGATGCTGCGTCCGAAGAAGGCGCGCCTGGGGCACTTCCCGGATGATCCGGTCACGACCGAGCTGGCAACCGGCATGATCGGGCCGTCGGCCGCCTCGCAGCTGATGGCGACGATCCGCCTATCACACGCGATGCCGAAGTACGCCGACATCATCGCCAACCCGAAGACGGCCAAGAAGCCGGACGCCCCCGACGCGCAGATGCTGGTGGTGTACGAACTCGCCGGCCGTGTGGACGAGAGCGACGTCGATCCGATCATCCAGTACGTCGATCGGTTCCCGGCCGAGTTCGGAGTCACCTTCACCAAGGCGGCCGTCGCGCGCAACCCGATGCTCATCAACACCAACGCGTTCGGTGGCTGGTGCCAGAAGAATGCGTCGCTGATGAGCGCGATCATCAACGCCGACGACTGATTACCGGGAGAGGTAACCATGACCATGCACCCTGCGCCCCTCGTGGGCGCGGGGCTTTCAGCCGTGCACGCCAACACGCTGCAAGCTCTGAACGACATCTACGACGACTACCTCAAGACCGGGATCTATTTCACCCACGGCGACTGGTACGAACGCTTCGGTGAGACGCCCCTGCTCACGGTCTCGAGCACCCGCACCCACATGCGCGAGGTGGCCAAGGACCTCAAGCGCCCGTTCGTGGTGGTCGATGGCCGCCGGCACTGGCGCTCAGGTGGGGTCGAGGGGGAGTTCCAGGCCCAGGTCACACTGCCGCGCCAGAAGCAGACCCAGATCCTGATGACACCGATCTTCGTGATCGGGAAAGAAACGACTAACCGCTACAGGGCCTCCGACAATGCGGTGTCGTACAAGGTGAGCGCAAGCGTCGCCTATGCCTGGTTCATCGGGGATATGGGCGCCAAGGCGTTCGAAGCCTGGTTCAAGTACACGCAGGAGCAGCCCGAATGCCGCAAGGTGCTAAAGCTCGACGTCTAGCTGACCTAGAGTGGCAGAGCTACAGTGTGGGGTGGGTCGTGTTCAATATCAGCGAGAGATATCGCCTGTTTAAGAACACCGGCGTCGCCAACCATAGCACCATCCCTCTTCATCACTACTGGATGTACGACGAGGACTCCCGCACCGGCAAGGTGCTCGGGCCGCTCGAAGCGCAATGTCTGCTCAACGCTTACCTGGAGGGTGACGATGTGGGACCAGATTAAGTGGGAACACTATGCAGCCGGGTATTGGGAAAAGCGTGGGCTTCTTAAACACCCGCAAGGCTGGGATCTGGTGATCTATAAAGCCAGGGAGAAAGAGATCTATCGGCTGCACCTGATCCCGCCTGGTGAAAGCACGATCTATGAAACAGAGGATGTCGATACTCTGTGGGACGCCGTGGCTCAACTCATGCGTCTGTGGGCCATCGACGTCACTTACGAGCGTTACGACACCCAGTTCACCCGGGCGTGGAAGCTAAAGAACGGATACTTCTACAACCCCGCTGACCATATCCGTTACCGAGAAGGGTAAAGCCAATGGACCACCCTGAGATTGCTAACGACACCTCGTTCGGCTCGAGCTACAAGCTCGAGATCCAGCTGCGCAACGGGGCGCTCACGCCCGAGCAGCGCATCGCGTTCCACACCGCCGTCATCAACGCGACGCGGATGCTACGGATGCAGCTCATGTTCGCCCTGCCCGACCAGAAGCTCGGCAAGGTCACGCTCGATCGCGTGTCGAGCGCCAGCGGCAAGAAGCCGGTGCCGTTCTTTGAGGAGGAGTGATGAAGCTCAGTGAGTTGGAGTGGTATCCATCACGGGCGAGCACATTTAGGGCCGCTTGTGCTCTACCTGGAGAGCGAGTCCTGACAATAGAAGAATACACCACTATTGAGCGGGGTATTCTTTATCAAATACGGGTGTTCCGGGGCGGGATCGCTATTGAGAAAACCCATGCTTGGCTTGGCCCCCTCGAAGCACAATGCTTGCTTAACAGTTACCTGGAGGGTAATCAATGGACGTAAGTAAATACACTCAGCTAAAGGTCGAGGTGGACATCAAGAACAACTTGATCTCCGAGACCAACAAGAACATCATCACCAAGCTGTTGCAGGACGCGATGACCGAATACTTGGTCAAAGCGGGACTGTTCGCAATGGGCGCCGTGTCGGTCACCATGACCAAGTGGGAAAACGGTGAAGAAACCATCGTTCCACTTGAGCCCGACGAGAACAGCTTTAAGCTGGGGAAGCCGACCAATGCTGCTCAAGGAGATTGAGTGGACGAACACCAATAACGAGTACAGCAGCGTCCAGTACAGCCAGGATCTGCGGCGGATCTCCGACGGCACCACCGGCTGGCGGCTGTATCTCCAGGATAAGAACTGGTACTGGCTGCAACGGGAGCGGGCGGACGACGGCTGGCCCACCCTGCTGCCGGCCAACATGTTCCATAACTACGACCTGTTCGAAGCCGTCTGCATGTTGGCCGACTTCGAGCCCTATCCACCCACCACCACTCTTACCGACGAAGGTAACCATGACGACGAAACTCAAGTTTGACACCGAGAAGAAGCACGCGCCTATCACGCGCGACCAGCAGCTCACCAACAAGCAGAGCATCGAGTGGGAAAAGACCCGCGCGGCGTTCCTGACCAAGTGCCCGGCGTTCAGCCACGTGTTCTACACGCTCATGGCCAAGCACGCCGGTGAGCATCTCGCCGTGTTCACCTCCGGCGTGCCGATCGCCGCCACCGACGGGCAGATGCTGTTCCTCAACGCCGACAAGTACTTTCCGCTCTCATTGCAAGAGCGGGTGTTTGTCATCGCCCACGAGGTCGCGCACTGCATCTTCGATCATTGTGGCCTGATGCACGGCTATCGCCGCCGCGGCAAGATCAAGTACGCCGACGGCACGGAACTGGAGTACCACTCCGAGCTGATGAATATTGCGACCGATCTCGTCATCAACGACATGCTGATCGAGTCGAAGATCGGCAAGTACAACAAGGACTGGCTGTACGACCCCTCGCTCGGGGTGTTCACGGACTCGGTGATCGACGTCTACAAGAAGGTTTACAAGCAGGCCGAGAAGAACGGTGCGTTACCGAAGGGGGTAAGTTTCGACCTGCATCTGGCCCCCGGTGCCGGCAAGGGGCAGGACGCCAACACCGCCGTCAAGGAACGCGAGGCCATGACGCAGGAGTGGAAGGTGGCGGTCGCCGCCGGCATGGCTGCGGCCAAGGCCCAGGGCAAGCTGTCGGCCGGCCTCGAACGCTTGCTTGGCGACCAGATGGAACCCCAGGTCAGCTGGCAGGAGCACATTCAGGGCTTCTTTGCCCGCAAGGTGGGCTCGGGGTCGTACAACTGGCGCAAGCCCGACCGGCGCTTCATCGTCCGGCCGGAGCAGATGTACTCCCCGGGTCCGTCCGGCTTTGGCGCCGAGCATGTCGTGGTGCAGCTCGACACCTCGGGCTCGATCAACCAGGAGACGATCGACATGTTCCTGGCCGAGGTCGGCGGCATCCTGGAGGACGTTAGACCTAAGCGCATCACCGTGCTGTGGGTGGACTCCGAGATCGCCGGCATCGACGAGGTCGAGGAGGGTTCCGACCTGTCCAGCCTCAAGCCCAAGGGTGGTGGCGGCACCAACATGGCGCGCGCCTTCGAGTGGATTACCCAGCAGGGTATCGAGGATGAGATCGACTGCCTCCTGACGCTCACCGACGGCTACACGCCGTTCCCGCCATGCCCGTCCTACCCGGTGCTGTGGGGCTCGATCACCCCGGCCGGTAGCGTCACCTACCCGTTCGGCGAGGTGGTCTACATCCCGCAGCAGGCCAAGAAGAAGCGGGCGGCGTAACATGCGGTATGCCCAGCTCACTCCGCTGGGGATCGCTGGTCTGGTGGGCGTCGGGATCTTTCTCGGCGCCCTCGCCTCGACCGGTAACCCCAACATCGCCTGGCCGCTCGTGCCGCTGCTGTGGATGGTCTACCTCGACGGCAAGGGCACCAACAACGGCGCTTATCACCGGGTCATGAACGGCTTCTGGTGGGTCGCCATCAATCCCCCCGGGCAGACCAAGACCGATATTACCACCAAGGGTAACGACGATGCGGCTGGCTGACCTGAAATGGCGGCGGCAACCCGATGGGTTTTGGGACAAGGCCATCGTCAGTGGCCAGGAAGTGATCCACATCTACCGCACGGTCAACGGCCAGCGGGATTGCGGTGGGTTTGGGTTTCGCCCCGGCCCGTACATCGTCATCGTCCCTCCCGATTTTGAAGGGCACGACGGCCTCTCGGCCGTCGAGGCTCAATGCCTCCTGTTCCACCACATGGGAGAGAACCATGAAACTGCTGAAGGATCTGAACTGGCAGAAGGTGAGCGATATCTGGGATAAAGCCTTCGTGTCCTCTAACGTCGTCCTGTTCCGCGCCACGCAAGACGACAACCCCTTCGGACCATATTTCCTGCGTGTGCTGCGGGATGACTTCGGTGAGCGTACCGACGATCGCGGCAATCTGAGCCCGCTCGAAGCCCAGTGCCTCCTATTCCATTACCTCGGGGGTAACGATGAAGCTCAGTGATCTCGACTGGGACAACAGATTCTGGTCGCCGGCGCGGCAGATGTTCATCGTCGACAATCCGGAGTGGCGCTACACCAAGCTGCGCGACGAGCCGCTGACATATCTCGCCACCACCAGTAACGAGGACGTCGAGGAGGGCTGGGGCCGGTTCGTGCTGATGACCTGGGATGCCCACCGCAAGCTCGGGTACCGTGTCGCTCCGGGCTGGCAGCTCAAGGATCACCTTGACGCGCTCGAAGCGCAGTGCCTCATCAACCATTACCTCGGGGGTAACGATGATCCAGCTTAAGAACATCATCTGGCAGCGCCGTGCCGATTCATTCCGGGTCTGGTATCCGTTCGGCCGTGACGGCGGTTCCTACGGCAATACCCGGGTGTACGAGTGGTTCGAAGTCACGCACGCCGGCAAGCTCAAGAGCCACTACGACATCTGCCTGCGGCGGCCGCACTTCGAGGAGGGTAAAACCATCGAGAACCTCGACGCCGTCACCTGCCAGGCGCTGCTCAACGAGTACTTCGGAGACAAGGAATGCCAAAACCTATCATGCTCCGCGACCTCGACTGGTACGCCTTGCACCAATACAGCGGATTCTGCGCCAAAGCGTTCATCCAAATCCCACCAGGGGACAGAGGTTACCTTACCCTCTGGAAGCGAGACGATGAGCGCACCTACCGCTTCAAGCACCGCTACGGCAACCGCACGACTTTCGACCGTGAGGTGGACGCGCTCGAGGCGCAAGCACTCCTCAACGCTTACCTAGGGGGTAACGATGAGGCTGTGTGACCTCGACTGGAAGCCGTACCGCGTTGATGGCTCGGCCAAGCGGGCTACGTTGCTGATCAACGGGCGGTTGATTGAGGTTTTCGCGTGGTCGGACGGGCTCTATGACTTGTACTGCGAGGTTGGCAACAAGGTTTACTACGACGTCGACCCGCTCAACGCGCAGTGTCTTCTCAACGCCCATGCGCAGGAACTGACCGATGCACCCTGAATTCAAGAAATATCTCGAGCAGTCGGCGTATCTCTACAAGAACGCACCAACGCATACGCCGAGTACGGCCGACCAGAAGCGCCGCTTCATGGCGCGCAAGGCGCACGAGTTCACCTGCCCGCAGTGCGGTGCCGCGGAGAACGCCAACTGTGTCGAGATTACCAAGGCCCGCAACAAGGCAGGCTACCGCAAGCGCACCATCAGCCGGTGGTATCCGCACGAATCGCGGCTCACCAAGGCGCATCTGATCTACGGTGACTAGAGGAGGTGCCAACCCAAACACCTGATCCGTGAGTTAAATCCACCCATTACCGCGTGAGGTAAAATCGTGAGTAAGACACCAACCCCCCACTACCGCATCATCTGGGCCCAGTACGGCGTCAAGCGCGTGCGCTACCACGGCAAGCTGTGTCCACCCACCTTCGTTGGCGACGTCGAGTATCGCTCGCGCTATGCCGCCAGCACCCGGGCCGAGCAGGTCTATGATTTGAGCGGCGGCAAGGTCCAGGCGATCGCGCTACTCAAAGTCACCCCCAAGCCAAGGAGTAAAACATGGCACGGTTCTACGGCACCGTCCAAGGCGGGCGCGGACAAGCATCACGCTTAGGGCACGCCAACACTGGGCTGGACGTTACCGCCCAGTCCTATTCCGGTGATGTTGTGATCAATCTGTTCAATGTGAACGGGGAAGACCACGTTCGTATCGTTGCTAGAGAACATAAAGGAGGTGTTGCGACCCAACTCTATATTGGCCCCATCAAGGAGCTGTTGAAGCCGGCAGCGCGCTTGGAGTTCTTCCAGCAAGCTGCTAAAGATGCACTCACCAACTGCTAGCCCACCACGCTAGAAGGGAACACCTATCATGCCAGCACTCTCCGACAAGCGAGAGCAACTGCTCTATGGCGTCATCGACGACCTTGCGAAGCGGGTCATCAACGCCACCGTTACCCCGAAGGTAACCCACGCCCACCTGCTCGATCTGTTCGTCAAGCCCGAGGACCACGACGCGGTCAAGAAGGCACGCAAGCTGTTCCGGCACACCGCGGGCGGCGAATTCCTTGTGCAGACGCCGTTCAAGCTCGAAGGCGTCGGCGACTTCACCCTGCGCATCAAATCGAGCGAGGCGAAGAACAAGAAGCCGTTCATGCACCCCTACTACATGGGCAGCGAGCTCTACGCCACCGAGGAGCACGAGGGCTACCAGGCGATGATGGCCTGGCTCAAGGCGCGCTACGAGGTTGGCCGGCAGTGGGGAATGGTTCGTGCCGTGCTGCAGGACCTCAACGCCAAGTGCACCACCTCGGCCCAGATGCGGTTCTTCTGGCCTGGCATTGCTACCCTGGCGGGTAAGCATCCGGATCTGCAGGACTTCGCCGACCGGCTGCGCGATGCCAACACGCCCTCGAGCATCCCCAAGATCCACCCGACGCTGCGCGAGGCGTGCAAGACCACGATGCAGACCCTGACCATGGGCGCGCTGCTGTCGAAGGACTTGAAGGAGCGCGAGCCTGAGCCGGTCGAGCTGGAGATTTCACAGCGTCCGCCGATCAAGCGGCCGTGGGGCGGCACCGGCACGATGCCGTTCCTGTGAGCATTCCTGCAAATGAAAATGGCGGCGGTCCCCACCACGAGACCGCCGCCGTATCCACCAACTTACCCTAGTCAGGTAACACCCAAAGCCAATGGGTACACAACATTTAGTACTCATGGCCAAGTGAGTCAACAGGGGCTAGTGATGCAAACCCATTACCTTATCCTCGACTACGAGACTTTCTACAGCAAGGATTACTCCCTAAAGAAGCTTACCCCCGTTGAGTACGTTCTCGACCCCCGCTTTGAGGTGGTCGGCGTGGCGGCGATCGAGGGAATCAATGGACAAGCACAGTGGCTTGATCCGACCCAATTCCTGCAACTCCTCCTGAAATACCGGCGTTTGCAGTTGAATGGGGATAAAGTCGTGGTGATCACCCACAACGCCTTGTTCGACTGCTGCATCCTCCGTTGGAGGTACGGGTTTTTGCCGGATCTGATGATCGACACCCTGGGGATGGCGCGCGCCTTGGTGCAGGCGTTCACGAAGTCGTGCTCGCTCGCCGCGCTTGCCACCTACTACGGCCTGGCGCCCAAGGGCGGCACCGTCGCCAACGTCATCGGCATGACCCGGCAGGACATCATCCGCAACGGCCTGTGGGACGCCTACGGCGAGTACTCCTGCCACGACGCCGAGTTGTGCCGCGACATCTTCCTGCGTATGAAGGTCGACTTTCCGAAGCAGGAATACCTGGTGATGGACACCGTGCTGCGCATGGCGGTGCAGCCCCGGTTCAAGCTCAACAGCAACCTGCTGGCGCAGTACCACAACGAGGTCATCGTCGAGAAGGACGGCTTGCTGCAGAAGGCCGGGCTGTTCGACCGCGACCAGCTCATGTCGGACGAGATGTTCGCCCTGCTGCTGCGCGCCTATGGCGTCGAGCCGGAAACCAAGATCTCGTTCAAGACCGGCAAGGAAACCTTTGCTTTTGCCAAGACCGACCAGTTCATGGCCGACCTTGAGGAGCACCCGGATCCCCGCGTGCAGGCGCTCGCCGCTGCCCGGCTCGGGCACAAGTCGACGATCGAGGAGACGCGCTCGAAGCGGATGCTCGATATCTCGCTGATTACCTGGCCGGGTAAGATCGGCACCGGGCTGTTCCCGATCCCCTTACGCTATGCCGGGGCGCACACCCACCGGCTCTCCGGCGACTGGAAGCTCAACGCCCAGAACTGGGCCCGCGGCGGCACCATCCGCCGGGCGGTCGAGGCGCCCCCCGGGTACACCGTCGTGACCTGCGACGCATCGCAGATCGAGGCGCGCCTGGTGGCCTGGTTCTGCGGTCAGGATGACCTGGTGCAGGACTTCGCCAACCGGGTCGACATCTATTCCAAGTTCGCCGGCGAGGAGGTCTACCACTACCCGGTCGACAAGAAGAACAACCCGGAGGAGCGCTTTGTCGGCAAGCAGGTCATCCTTGGCTGCGGCTTCGGCGTCGGCGGCAAGAAGTTCTGCACCATGATCAACACCCTCTCCCGCCTGCAGCTCGGCAAGGAGATGAACGCCACCGAGGACTGGGCCAAGACCGTCGTGAACGCTTACCGACGTCGGTATTCGAAGATCAAGGACGGCTGGGACTTCTTCACCCAGATGTTCCCGCAGCTCGCCAGCACGGACACGAACGTGCAGTGGGGCCCGATCACCTTCCACAAGCAGTACATCGAGGGCCCGACGGGTCTCAAGCTGTTCTATCACAACTTGCGCCAGGAGGTGGTCAAGGGCTCGGTGTCGTGGGTGTGCGACTACGCCGGCCGGCGCAAGTTCCTGCACGGCGGGCTGATGATGGAGAACACCATCCAGCACCTCGCGCGCTGCTTCATCTTCGAGGTCGCGCTCGCCATGCGCAAGCGCTTCCCCGCGATCCAGCTCGCGCACCAGGTTCACGACGAGCTGATCTACCTCGTGCCGAATGCCCAAGTGGCGGAGTTCAAGCAAGCCCTTCTCGATCAGATGCGCACGCCTCCGGCCTGGGCCCCTGGGCTTCCGGTCGACGGCGAGGCGGGCGAGGGTGCCAACTACGGAGAAGCGAAGTGATGCAGTTCAAGGATCTCAAGTTCGCGCCATGGCGCGACGACGCCGTTTGGCTGAGCAGCCAGCCGCTGCGCTACAAGGGCCAGGGCCCTGCGTTCCTGTTTCATGCGAAAGACTGGAAGTACGGCAAGAATGTTTTTGACCTCGATGTGGAGCGGTCAGACGGCAGCCTTAAGACGCTGCACGAGGATCTCAGTCTCTTGGAGCTCTGCGCCGGCATCCTGCCGTTCTGTGAGCTGCTACCCCAGGAGGTAACCGATGCTTGATCGCATCTACTTCATCCTGCGGCACAAGACGACGGGCGAGATCATCAAGCAGCAGGGGCGCTCGGGTGAACTGCTCGATCGCCCGTCGCTTTATATCAGCGAGCACCGCGCCAAGTTCGCGCGCTCGTCGCGGCAGTGGGATGTTGACTATCCGCAAGACTGGGAGATCGTGCCGGTGAAGATCGTCGAGGTTAAAAACTCGTCATCATAGTTAAAAAAGGTATTGACACCCCTATTCCAGCCCCCATAATAGCAACTTGGACGTAGAACCTTCCTTCCCGGTTCGGCTTCTATTTCCTCCCGGAATGCGAAAACTTGGTGAATGTTTAACATTCACCCCCTTTTCGCTTGTGTGCCCACCACGCAAACACAGGCGAAACCAGGGTCTAGTCAGGTCAAACTTGGATGTTACCCAGTCGGTAAACCGTTCCGTCCCCCCACCGGCCTTGCGCCGGTGGGGGGTCTTTTCATGAGGCTTCCATGGCAAGCGAATATCTCGACTACAACGGCACGGTCACGTTGTTTGGCCAGCTGATGATCCGTCTGCACCGCGGGAACGTCTGGTTGCGCGAAGGTCAGCTCTCGCGGTCGGGCTACAACGGCATCGAGATCATCGACGTGCGCCAGTACGGCGACGAGGTGCACATCTACGTCGACACCAAAAAGGTCGCACCGTTCACCATGAAGGACGACGCCAATCTGTTTCCCAGCGATGGCTTGATCACGCAGTTCCAGGTGCTGGCGCCGGAGCCGCCCGAGAACATCGCCACGGATGGCATCACTATGTACGCCAAGAATCAGTCGGGCGCGGTGCAGTCCGTCAACTTGCCAGCCAGCCAGCTCATCAATGGCACACTGCTTGGCAGTAAGATCGTCAAAACCACCATCTAATTACCCGTGAGGTAACATGAACGCCGTCACCACCCGCCGTGCCCCAGCCAAGCCCAAGCCGTTCGCCTGGAGCTACTCCAAGCTCAAGAACTTCGAGACCTGCCCCAAGCGGCACTGGCATATTGATATTGCAAAAGATGTCAGCGAGCCGGAGAGCGAGCAGCTCAAGTACGGCAACGTCGTGCACACCGTGATGGCGCAGTACATTCAGCACGGCACGCAGATGCCGCCGGCGCTCGAGATGGAGCTGCGGCCGTTCGCCGATCGCGTGTTCGACTGGAAGGGCGTCGATGTGCGCTCACGTGGTGCCACCGTCGAGGTCGAGCAGCAATACGCGATCACCGCGGATCTCGGGCCGACCGAGTGGTTCGGCAAGGATGCGTGGTTTCGTGGCATCGGCGACGTCGTGTGGGAGCTCGGGCCGCTGTGCTTCATCGGCGACTGGAAGACCGGCAAGATCCTGGAGGACACGCCGCAGCTGATCCTGATGGCGGCGTGCATCTTCGCCCACAAGCCGCACATCCAGATGGTGCGCTCGCAGTTCATCTGGCTGAAAGAAGACGCCGAGACCACCTACGACGTCAAGCGCGCCGACATGCCCGCCCACTGGGCCAACCTGCTGCCGCGCGTCCAGCAGATGGTTGAGGCGCACCGCCAGATGAATTTCCCGGCCAAGCCGTCGGGGCTGTGCAAGCGCTGGTGCCCAGTGAAACAGTGTCCACACAACGGGGGCTAGGATGGGCAAGCCTTACCACATCCCAGTACCGGACTATACTGTGGGCATGACCCACACCCTGCCGTCTAAACACCTGCTCGAGATGCACCAGGCCCAGGCTTACCTGCAGGCGCAAGTACCCAGCGGGGTAACGGTCACGCAGGTCGAGCGCCTGGAGTGGCCGAACGGCCAGTACACCTGGAGCATCGGGGTCTATGTCAATGCGCTGGCGCAGCCGGTGGTGATCACCACCCTGCCGAGCGGCACCCCGACGCTGCCGCTGCAGGAAATCATGAACAAAGCGAATCTCCTGGGGGCGTAAATGGGCATGACGCCGGAAGGGTTCGTCAAGAACGACATCAAGAAACTGCTCAAGAAATACCAGGCGCATGTCTGGTACAACATGCCGGTGCCGTCAGGTTACGGCGTGTCGACTGTCGACTTCATCGGGCACTGCTGCGGGCGGTTCTTTATCGTCGAGACCAAGGCCGAGGGCAAGGAGCCGACCCAGCTGCAGCTCAACATGATGAACGACAGCGATTCGAAGGGGGGCATCTCGTTTACGGTCATCGGGCGCAACTCACCACAGCTTAAAGCGCTCGAGGACTGGATCATCACCACCATCCTAGCATCAGGACACCAACTGCAATGACCGACCGTCAGCTCTGTGAAGAACAATGGAACTCCCCCACGCTTGGCTCGGCCGTGCGCCGGGTGAAGTGGAAGCGCGAGCGCTATTACACCCGCACCGATGGGGCCGTGATCAAGCTCGTGGTCAACCGGAGTCGCAAATGACCGTACTCGTCTCACACAAGCATCGCCAGGTTGGGGTGCCGGTCACCGCCCAGCTCAAGAACCTGTTCCCGGTGGCGCCGGTGATTACCCACGCCGGTAACGAGCTGATCCTGCTCAAGCATGAGATCGTGGAAACCAAGCTCCTGCGCAACATGGGCCATGAGGTGCCGGCGCCGGTGCTGACCGGCTACGACTGGGCCGGCGGCACGCCGTTCGAGGTGCAGAAGAAAACCGTTGGCCTCCTCACCATGGAGCCGCGCGCCTATGTGCTCAACGGCATGGGCACCGGCAAGACCAAGAGTGCGCTCTGGGCCTACGATTACCTGCGGGGTAAGGGTCTGTGTCACCGGGCGCTGATCATCGCCCCGCTCTCGACCTTGAACTTCACCTGGGCGAAGGAGATCTTCGCCACCATCCCGCACAGGACGTTCTCCGTTGTCCATTCTCCCAACCGCGAGCGGCGACTTAAGCGCCTGGATCAAGAATCCGACATATACATCACAAACCCAGATGGTCTTAGTACGATCTGGGAGAGGCTTCGTACCCGTCACGACATTGATTGCATCATCATTGACGAGCTGGCAATGTTCCGTAACGCATCCTCTAACCGTGGCAAGCTGGCAGCGCGTTTGGTCAACCAACCCCACATCAAATGGGCCTGGGGGATGACCGGCTCACCGACCCCGAACGAGCCGACCGACGCGTTCGGGCAGTGCAAGATCATCACCCCCGGCACGGTGCCGAAGTACTTTGGCAAGTTCCGCGACCAGGTCATGACCAAGGTGACCCAGTTCAAGTACGTGCCCAAGCCCGAAGCCAACGAGACGGTGTTTCAGGTGATGCAACCGGCCGTGCGCTTCACGCTTGACGACGTGGTGGAACTGCCGGAAGTGATCGAGCGCACCATTGACCTCGACCTGGGTGCGAAGCAGGGGAAGGTGTATGAGGAGTTACGCAAGCACGCTTTTGCCCTGGCTGAGCAAGGTGCCATCACGGCCGTCAACGCGGGTGCTGTACTCAATAAACTCCTCCAAGTCAGTCTTGGTTACGTGTACGGCTCACCGGACGAAGCCGGGGTCCGACCGGTCATTGAACTCGATAACGATCTGCGTCTCGACGCGCTCACCGACGCCATCCTCTCGACGGACCATAAGGTTCTGGTTTTCGTGCCGTTTACCCACGCGCTCGACGGTATCGCTCGAAAACTGAGACACGAGGGCATCGACCACGCGCTCGTGCATGGCGGCGTGTCGAAGCGGGCCCGCGACGACATCTTTGCGGCGTTCCAGGGCTCGTCGAAGTACAAGGTCATCGCCGCCCACCCCAACACCATGAGCCACGGCCTGACCCTGACGGCAGCCTCGACGGTGATCTGGTTTGGGCCGACCACCTCGCTCGAAGTGTTCGAGCAGGCCAATGCCAGAGTGAGAAGAATAGGACAACGCCATAAACAACAAATTCTTATGTTCCAGTCGACTGCCGCCGAGCGCAAGATCTACACACGGCTGCGTCAGAAACAGTCGGTGCAGAACGACCTCTTGGACATGTTCGCGTCCCAGGATGTCTAACCATAACACCATCGCATGAAAGGAAATCTGATGGCCCGTAAGAAGACCCCGCCGAAGCCGAGCACAATGCGCGACCCGATGCTGCAACAGGTTCTCGAGATCTTTCACGGCAGTGACATGAGTGCTGCCAAAGTGGCGGAGAAGTCCGGGATTAGCGTCACCACCATCCGCAACTGGAACTCGGGGAAAACGATGCGGCCCCAGAACATCACGATGGAGTTTGCGCTCCGCGCGATGGGCTACAAGCGCGTCATCGTCAAGCAGTAAGCCACCACATTACCGACGAGGGTAACATGTCCACCTTTGGGGATATCGACATCAAGAAGCGGGCGCAGCAATACATCGACCTGCGCGATAAAATCACCGCAATCAAGAAGCGGCACACCGAGGAGCTGGCGCCTTACACCGAGGCGCTGCACAAGCTCAACATGATGCTGCTCGACCACCTCAACTCCATCAACACCGACACCACCGCGGTCAGAGGCGTGGGCACGGTGTACCGGAAAGAGAACGTGTCGGCGACGCTCGCCGATGCCGAGGCTTTCCGGGACTACGTGATCCAGAGCGGCGACTGGAACATGGCCGATATCAAGGCTAACAAAACCGCCGTGAAGGATTATGTCGATGAACACGGGACACCGCCCGTGGGCGTCACCTACACCGTCACTTTCGACGTCGGCGTGCGTCGGAGTGGATCTTCCAAGTAAGCCATCACACAAGAGGTACACCCGTGGCTAACAACGCACTTGCACTCAACAACGGCGGCCAGCTGCCCGCGCTGGCCCGCGACTTCCTCGACGCCAACAACGAGCTCGGCGGCGGCATCTCGTCCGGCTTTGCCGTGTTCTCGTTCCGCGGCAAGGTCTGGCGCGTCAAGCACAAGGGCGAGGAGCACATCCTCGAGCGCGACATCGACGGCCACCGCCAGCCGGTGCCGTTCGTCGATCTCGTCATCGTCAAGGCGCCCGACCATCTCTCGAAGGTGTTCTACAAGTCGGGCTACCAGGAGGGCTCGTCGGCCCCGCCCGACTGCTACTCCACCAACGGCACCGTGCCGGCCAACGACAGCCCGGAGAAGCAGCACGCCTCGTGCGTCGCCTGCCCGTGGAACAAGTTCGGCTCGCGCGTGTCGGACAACGGCTCCAAGGGCAAGCGCTGTGCCGATGCCAAGCGCCTCGCCGTGATCCCGGCCAACGACCTCGACGGTGAGATCTGGGGCGGGCCGATGCTGCTGCGCGTGCCTGCTGCGTCCTTGCGGGCGCTCGACATGCTCAACCGGATGGTCAAGGCGGCGCATGTGCCGTACTTCGCCGTCGTGGTGCGGATCTCGTTCGACGTCCAGAAGGCGCATCCGGAGTTCGTCATCCAGGCGCTGCGCTACCTCACCGACGACGAGTTCGCCAAGGTGCTGAAGTGGCGTGACGACGAAGCCACCCAGCGCATCCTCGACGAAGTGCTGACCGAGGAGTACGGCGCGGGCGTTACCGACCCGGGTAATGGACTGGCCGGCACCCCGCCGGCGGGCGCCACCGTGGGCGTGACCGGCGGTCTGACACAGCAGCCGGTGGCCCCCAAGCCGTCGCTGTCGCAGCGCGCCGCCGCCTCCGTGCAGCGCCCCGCGCCCACCACCGCAGCGCCCAAGCCCGCCACGCCGAAGCCCGATGTCAAGCCGGCTCCGAGCGAGACACAGCCCGCCGACCTCGCGGCCGACGACACCACCGACGCCGAGTACACCGAGGTCAGTCAAAACGAGGCTGAAACCGAGGCGGTTCAGGCGACCGGCGTGGACGCGTTCGACGACACGCTCGATGCTCTGCTGAAATAAGCGCAGAGCCGCAGGGGGCGTGGTATAAGCCTCGCCCCCTTTCCACCAAAGCCAAGGGTAACACCATGCTCGATCCAACGCGCACCTATCTTGAGGCGGTGCTGCCGTGGCCACCACACGGCGATCCGAACGCGTACTTCAATCTGCACTGGCCGACCACCGATCTCAAGACGCAAGGGCCCGATGCCGGCCGCCCGTTCTGGGATGCCCGCGCCTGCACCAGCGTCGAGGAGATGCTGCAGCTGATCCAGGCGCTCAACCAAGGCCGCTTCAAGAAGGCGGCGGGCGACGTCTATGTGTGCATGTCCTCGCAGCGCATCATGGAGGTGAAAACCTACAATGGTCGGGATTACCGCGTCGGTAAGAAATCGCAGGGCGGCGTGGTGCAGCTGCGCTCGCTGTTTCTCGATATCGACGTCAAGGCCGACAAGGGCTACGCCAGCCAGCGTGACGCCCTGCTGGCCCTGAAAGAGTTCCGCACCGCGGTCGGCTTGCCGGCCCCGACGCTGCACGTGTCGTCCGGCACCGGCGGCATCCACGCCTATTGGGTGCTCAGCGAGTGCCTGACGCGCGAGGAGTGGCAGCCGCTCGCCAATGCGCTCGCCGCCGCGGCGCGCCAGCACGGCTTGAAATTCGACAGCCAGTGCACGATCGACTCGGCCCGCGTTCTGCGCGTGCCCGGCACCCGCAACACCAAGCCCGGTGGCACCCAGGTGCAGATCCTCGGCGGCGTCGGCGACCAACTCAGCGTCACCGACGCGCACCAGATCCTGGCCCCGTTCAAGGGTCTTACCCACCTCGGTAACACCCCGGCGTCGCTGGGGATCGACGGCCAGGCACCGACGCTGGCGGTGCTCAACGCTGGCGCCAACCGGGAGCTCGGGGCCGGGGTTGAGCGCGAGAGCCGCCCGGTCATCCTGCCGACCGTGGCCCCCGACTGCGCCTTCTTTGCCGACGCCTACGCCACCGGCGGCGCGGCCCACGACAACCCGCTGTGGAACCTCGCCGTGCTGGCAACCACGTTCGCCGAGGATGGGCTCGCCCAGGCGCACGCGCTCTCCAAGGGCCACCCCGATTATGACCCCGCCGCCGTTGAGGCCCTCTACGCGCGAAAGGTGAAGGAACGTGAAACTAATCCCGCAATTGGTTGGCCGTCGTGTCAGTCCATATCGCTTACGGGCTGTGCGTCGTGCGCGACATGCCCGCATTTCTCTGCCGGCAAAAGCCCGCTCCATTTTGCGAAAAGGGCCAACCTCCCTTTTAGCCAGCAGGACCCCGACCTCCCCGACCGCGCCGGCAACGGAGCCCTTTACGCTCGCGGCGCTGACGGCCGGATCTGGGTTATTGATCCGGAGGCCGAGCCCGGGGAACCTGATCGGTTCCTGGTCTGTGAGTATCCACTGACCGACGGCTGGCTGCAGGACAATCCGTGGACGCTCCATTTCGCTACCCGCGTGGGTAACCGGAAGGCCACGGTGCAGCTCGCCACGCCCGAGCTGCAGGGGCGCGACTGGACCAAGCTCCTCGCCCAGCAGGGCGTGGATATTCCACTCCACCACCGCACACACCTACAGGGATTTCTCGTGGCCTGGATCAACAAACTCAAGTCAACGCCCGGCGGCGTTGTCTCGACCAACCCCTATGGCTGGGTGTTGGACGAGAACCAAATCGTCGGCTTCTCCTATGGCGGCGTGGTGCACACGCCGACCGGCACCCGCCCGACCGCGTCGGCTGACCCGGTGATCGAGCGCCAGTACCGCCCCAAGGGTGACATCACGCCGTGGAAAGAGGCGGCGACGATGATTACCGACCAGGGTAGGCCGGCGCTCGAAGCGATCCTGGCGTGCGCGTTCGGCGCGCCGCTGATGCGCTTTACCGGCGAGAACGGCGTCATCGTCTCGGCCTACTCGAAGGAGTCCGGCATCGGCAAGTCGACCGCGATCAAGGTCGCCCAGTCGGTGTGGGGCGACCCGATCAAGGCGGTGCAGTCGCTCACCGACACCAACAACTCGGTCATCGGCAAGGTCGGCGTGCTGCGCTCGCTGCCGATGTTCTGGGACGAGATGAAGGGCAACGAGCAGGCGTCGAAGTTCGTCGACATCGCCTTCAACGTCACCCAGGGCAAAGAAAAGTCGCGCATGACGGCCAATGTGACCCAGCGTGACCCCGGTGTGTGGCAGACCCTGTTGCTGGCGGCGTCGAACGACAGCCTAGCTGAGGTCGTGGCGCGGCAGTCCCGCTCGGCGGCGGGGCATTACCGCGTACTCGAGTTTGTGGTCGAGCCGGCGCTGACCCAGACCGCCGTGGCGTCCGACGTGGCGCGCATGGTTCTCAAGCTGCACGATAACTTCGGACAGCCGGGACTGGTCTTCGCGGACTACCTCGGCGCGAACTTTGAAGACATCGACAGCGCGGTGGGCACGATGCAGCGGCATATTGCGGCCTCCTTGAACACCACCCCGGATGAACGCTTCTGGGTGGCGGGTGTTGCGGCGATGCTGGTCGGTGCTGAGATCGCCAACGACCTTGGCCTTACAGCCTTTAACATCGAAGATCTAGCTCAGTTCCTGCTGAAAACGGTCGAAACCATGCGGGAACAGTTAACCATGCAGTCGATCGACCTGTCGAGGGCGACCTCGATCGAGGACATCCTGGCGCAGTATTTGAAGGATGTCCGCGCCACCAACTACCTCGAGACCAACAAGATCCACTCGGGCAAGGGCAAGCCCGCCGGCGGCTCGATCACGCCGCAGAACGACACCTCGCGGCTGCAGGCGGTCAACGTCCAGCTCGGCAAGGAGGACAACCTGCTGCGGTTCTCGCAGAGCCACTTCTCGAAGTGGATCGTCGACAACCGGATGGGCTCGGTCGCCAACATCACCGGCGCCATGAAGGCGCAATGGGGCATGACGGCCAAGAACGCCAGCCTCGGCTCGGGCACGATCTTTGCCACCAACATGAAGGAGTGGCTGTGGGAGATCGACCTGACCAAGATCCACCCGGTTACCGACGGGGGTAAGTGATGACCAGCCTGGCTCAGTTGATTGTTGAGTGGGACACCACCAAGCTCAAGAATATGTCGGAACAGGCGCAGATCGCCATCAACAACACCCGTGCCGCCCTGGGTGGTTTTGGTGGCGGCACCCGCCGGTTGCTTGAAAACCTGCCGCCGGTGCAGGCAGAGAAGTTCGTGTTTCAGCAGGACGTCTTCACCGTGGTCGACGGGCTCATCAAAGGCGGGCACGTCGACTATGGCATGATGGTCCAGACGCTGCGACTGCCGCTCGATTTCTTCTGGATGGAGTGGCCGGACACCAGCGAGGTTGCACAAGGGTTCACCGGCCGCCAGGGCGTCCTGGTCGACGCCACCATGGTCGGCCAGACCGAGGGCATCCGGGACGTGTTTGACCCCGAGTGCCCGATCCTGATCTACCATTGGGCGTCGCGGGGCGACGAGCCCATGCCGTTGTCGGTGGTGAACCTGCCGGCTTATCCGCTCATCCCAGGCCGGCAATATTTCCATATCCCGAACTGGACCTTGGTGCAGGAGCTCAACCCGCCGTTCGTGGATGCGAAAGCCGAATCTGAGCGCATGATGGATGAACTGCAGTGGCGGTGGGAGGCGGCGCTGTTTCTGCTCTGCACGCCACGGGTCTCGGAGCTGCGGGATGTTACCTTTGCGGGTAAGCTGCAGAAGGCGCGGCAGCGGCGCAACAAGCCACCGCTGCTGGAATACAAGCAGGTCTCCCTCACGGTGGGCGTTGGCACCCCGACCTATGCCCGGTCCTCGACCGGGCTGGGCAACGGTGGCGATCCCGAGGTCTACCACAAACGGCTGCATCAGGTGATGGGCCATTTCCGCACCTACACCAAGGACCGCGAGACCCCGCACATCGCCTGGGTGCCGCCGCACTGGCGTGGCGACCCGGAGCTTGGCGTCGTCCTGCACCATCGCAATGTGAAGCTGCCCACCCCCAAGCCCCGGCCAATGTTAGAGGACCAACGGTGATGAGCCTGGACAAACGCATCGAGGCCCACGGCAAGGACTGTCCGTGGTGCGGCAGGCGCATGGACCGGATGAACCCCCGGGCCATGCCCACCCGTGATCACCTGTTCCCGAAGTCGCTCATCGTGTATCGCCCGGGGCCGCACGGTTGGACGCCCCAGGCGGTGCCGATCGCCATCACCTGCGCCACGTGCAACGGCGACAAGGGTGACTTCTTTCTCGGCGAGTGGCTCGCCCGGCTGGAGCGCATTGCGGATCCGCGCGCGGCCCGCATCCGGCAGTGGATGGCCGACAACCCCGAGCTGGTGATGTGGGCCGAGCGGCTCGAGTCTGAATGGGTCGAGCGGCAGCGCCAGAAGCACCAGTTCTTAGAGACCCCGGCCGTGGTCTGCTGACCACGGTTACGGGTGGGGAATGCGGTGGGGAAGAAGCCCGCAAACGCCGGTTTCCCCTCCGGAGTATGGCGGAGCGTCCGAGACTCGAAACGTAGGAGGAAAAACATGAATAACTGGCAACCGATGGACACGGCTCCCAAGGATGGGACGCAGATCCTTATCTACACCGGAGACGCGATTGAACCGACGATCTTCCTTGCGGGGTATGACGCGGATACCACCTATCGAGGCTGGTACGACGATGGCGGCTCGCACATCTCCATGATTACGCACTGGATGCCGCTTCCAGCCCCGCCCGAGCGCGGTAACCCGTCCGTCTGATATGGATGCGCGTCCGTCCGCCATACCAGCAAACAGGAGGGATTATGATCAAGGTCGTGCGTGAGCCGGAAGAGGAGACGCGGAATTGGGGCGCTCTGGAACAATGCTGCTTCTGCTGGAAGCGCACCCCGTTCTGGTATGAGCCCAAGGATGTCGCGGTCTGTCCTGAGTGTGCCGAGACGCACAAGGCCAAGGACGTTCCGAAGAAAGAAATCTGGTGCGAACAAGCGGCGGCACGGCCTGAAAACCGGCGCGTGGTTTAGGTAGCGATAAGCCGGCGTTATCGCTACCTAACCCGAAACGGGAAATCCCGTATCGGTGAGCGGAGTAAAGCCCCCGCTCACTTCCGTTACCCGGCAGGTAACCCCGGAAATCAATCGCTTACACCTTGCCGTCGCGCCAGCCCCGGTTGCGTGCGGCGGTGATCACCCGCAGGTTCGACTTCGCGTTCGAGCCGCCCTTGATCAGCATGTGCTTGTGGTCGACCTCCATGCCGTCGCCCTTGTGCACCTTGCCCTCTTTCGCCATCTCGCGCCGCGCCTGGTTGCGCAAGCTCCGGTTATGGATCTGCTCCGGTGTGCCCTGGTAGTCGCGGTACTCTTTCTTGTAGTCGCGGTGGCGCGTCATTTGCCCCCCTTGAGCGTCGCCCGGTTGGTCTTCTTCGAGTAGCTGTAGTCGGACGGCTTGTGCTTGTTACCGCCATAGGTAACGGCACGGTCGATGGCCCGCCCCGCCGCCCCCATCGCGCCGCGCTTCACGCCCTTGGCGGTCGCCTCGGCGGTGCCGGGCTTGAGGTTGCCCGACGCCTGCAGCTTCTTGGTGGCGACCGCCGCCGCCTCACCCGGGCTCATGCCCTTTGCGCGCAGCTGGCCCTCCAGGCGCGAGAGAATCTTGGGCTTGCTCACTGGCTCAACTCCTTGCGCCGCTCGCGGTCGATCGACTTGACGTAGACCCGCTGGCCGGGTTTGGCGGTGCGGTTGTAGGCGCGGATGCGGCTCATCACCTTGGCGCGTTCCCCGGCAGTGCCGGCGTCGCGGTAGGCGGCGTAGAGCGCGTTCTTGGCGTCCTTGGCGGCAGCGTGCTCGCGGATTTTGCGGCTGGTCTCCTCCGCCTTCTCGGCCTGGGCCCCGGTCTTGAAGCCAACCGCGTTGGTCAGTG